AGCCCTTGCCTGAGTTTCATCTGACAGAGCCTGCCTTACCTCGGTAACTCCCGCCTCGTTCTGCGCAGTTTTTGCCTCAAGACGGGTAACATCCGTTACGCGCGCCTCCGTTTCAGTAGCGATCACCTCCCGGAGCTGTTCGAATGTCGCAGAGTTAGCGCCCTGTTGGGCTGTCTGGCGCACGACAACATCGGCAATAGCCAGCGCGTTCCCGATGATTGCTTCAGCGGTCTGCTTGTTCGAGCCAACCGCAGCAGCAAGGCCGTCTGCGTTCTCTTTGATTGCATCAGCCAGTTCTGCCAGTTTTCCGCTGCTGTCCACCGCGTTCTCGATCAGGTCTTTGAACGTATCGGAGCCTTTCATGTCCTCCAGAATGGCATCGGTGATATCGGATACATCGATGCTGGCCTGCCCGCGCACCCAGTCGGTCCATCCGCTCTGATTCCCGATCCTGTCGACAAGCCGCGCCTGGTACCAGAATTCCTGCCCCGCCTTCAGCCCCATCTGCTGATAAAGTTTCTGCGGATACGGTACAGATGCCAAAAGCATCGGATTCGAACCGTCAGCGGCAATGCTGTATTGCAGTTCAGTGCTCAGGGTGTCGCCGGTATTAGCCGGGAATCCCCAGGTGACGTTGATTCCGAATACGACGTCTTCGGAGGCCTTAAGTCCGACAGGTTTGGGTACCTCACCCGCGCGTCCCTTCAGGTGTGTAAGCGCGGAAGTTGCCCAGAGACTCGATGCACCGCCGGAGTTGATCGCGCGAACACGGACCAGATAATCACCCTCGAAGATGCCAGGCACTTCGATATTGCGAAGACCGGTCTCCGGTACGTTAACCCACTCATTGTCGCCGCGCTTCCACTGCACCCGATAGGCTATGACATCCGCCTGTGGTTTGCCGTTCTTGTCGACTGGCGCATCCCAGGATGCCGTCAGGGTAGCCACTCGCTGCCCCTGGCGCACTGCGTCATAGCTCGCTACCACGATATTGGTCGGCTGGTTGACGAGGCCGGTTGGTATCAGACTGATTGGCGGCGTGTCCAGGCGGGCATTGTTGTCGACCGCATCATATTTTGATGCGTTATATTCGGCCCCGATGATTGTGAAGGTATTTTCTTCATCATCAAATCTCAGGTTCGTAACGCGGAAGTATTGCAGGCGCAACTGCCCGGCATCGATAACGAATACAGCGTTGGGTAACGGCGCTGCCGTGAAAGGAGTGGCGACCACCAGCTGCGTGCCGTTTACGGCCTGGATCACCCTGCTTTCAACGATACCTCCCTGTGTGCGAATCATCAGTGTGTCACCCGCAACGGCACTGGTACCCCGATCGGTTGTCACAGCCTTCAACCCGGCGTTATATCCGGTTAAACGCCCGCCATAAACACGCCCTGAAAGGCGTTCGTCAGCAAATGCAAACACTGTACCCGGCACGTAGACATAGCCATCAAGCCCGGTCTGTAGCGTAATAATCCGGTCGAGTGAGTTGGAATACACCGCCCATCCGCCCCGGCGCTGTGCTTCGCTCTCGCGCGTACAGCCGATTGCGGTGATCTGCGTCTGCTTAAACTTGAACTGCTTAACCAGGTCCGGGAACATCACCGCTGTTGTGCGGTCCTGATAGTGATTGTCAGGGTCGCTGAAGTTGATCAGCGCGCTGGAGAAGCGGGTCTTTTCACTGCCGCTCGAGTAAACCGGTTTGCCCACCACCGAAGCGCGGGTAAGGATTTGCAGCTTCGACGTATCCGCCGGCATGTCCGAGACAACATTGAACATGTTGTTGCCCCAGAACGTCATGCCATTGAACCCTGCGGCGATGTCTTTGATTACCTGCCACGCATCAGCCTGCGACTGGATGTAGACATCAAACATGAAGCGCGGCTCGGTACCGTCGCCACCCTTCCCGTCAGGTACTTTCTGATCGCAACGCTGGGCAATACGGTAAAGCTCCCACTTATCCAGCATCTGCGCCGTGACGCGTCGGCCAAGTCCGAAACGCGGCTCAGTGAGCACATCGAACCAGATCCATGCTGGGTTATTCGTCCAGCCCCACTTAAACGTCCCGTCCCATGTGCCGCTATAGCTTCGGGCTATCGGATCGTAATTCGAAGGGATGCGGATAATGCGCCCCTTAGGTTTACAGGAAACCTTCGGGATATTGTTGAACGATTTGGCGTTGAACGACACATACAGCAGCGCCGTATGGGGATAACGCAGGCGCGCATCAATCACCTCAGTGATTGCCTGTACCTGCGTTTTATTCTGCAACATCTGGCTGGTGCTGTCGTCGGTGTCGCGTACCACGCGAATCTGCCAGCCTGTACTGGCTTTCGGAAGATTAATGCGATGGGTCAGTTCATAGAGAGAACTGAGTTTCTCTGTCACGGTTCTTGTCATGACCGTAGAGAACGCACCACCATCTACAGCAAGATCGATATGGTACTTTACGGTAGTGCCGACAATATCCCCGTCGTTTTCCTGCTGCTGCAAACCCGGAATACCAATGCGAACGAGCACAGCGTCAATCTGGGTGTTACTCAGCGCGCGCGTCCAGGGCGTGGCTTTTGTCAGAGATACGCCAACCGTAGTTTCGTTCTCCACTGCGGGGAAACCCGGAATCGGCGTCTGGGTCTGTGTTCCCGGCCGAAATTCCCAGGAAACGTTTTCAAAGTTCATCGTTCCGTCGGCGTTTCCCAGCGGCGTACCGTCCAGGAAAATGCTGGTCGCATCCAGACCACCAGCAAACTCACCTTCCCCGAGCGCCAGCAGCATGCGGCAGCGCGCCATTGACTGCGCCGAATCAGGCTGTTCTACAGGTGTGTGCTGCTTCTGGCTGCCACCCTTTGCACCAGTGATCGCTTCCATATTACATCCATAAAAAAAGCACCCGACTGGGTGCTTGATATTCAGAAAGGAGTTATCAGATGTCTTCGGCGACTATGCCAGCGCTGATGATGGCGCCGCCAATCTCACGGACGCCATAGAGAAGCGCGACCGGGTTTCCCATCGCAAGTGTATTCACCGAGCCACCGAAGGCATACGAGGGTTTATTGTCAGGGTCGTCTCGACCCTGTAATCCTTTGGGCTGGGGCGAAAGCATCTGGTAGATGCCGCCGGCCATCATTGATGCACCAGACATGATGAGTCCCGCCCCAAAGGTTAGGCCAACACCTGTCCAGTTGGTCGTTGCCCCAATAATTACGCCAGCAACAACCATCACGGCGCCGAGGATAGTCTGGAACATGCCAGCCTTCTTCGCCCCTTCCATAACTGGCGCTATGCGAATATCGCTATCGCCTGCCAGCTCCTGGAAGTCCTGCACGTCTATGTTGCGCTTACCGCGAAACACCGCGAAGGTCATGCCATTTTTTTTTGCATTCATCAGATAGTCTTCCAGCCCGTCGAAGTTGATACACAGGGCTTTGACCGCTTCGGCAGATGTCTGCACTGCCAGTTTATGCACGCGCCCGAACCGGGCGCCCAGTGCGCCATACAGACGAATAGTGGTTAAACGCGCCATGGCTTTATCTCCTGCGGCAGGTCTTTGTGACGAACGCAGATCATCGTGCGGTCTTTGAAATAGCCTCGGGCATACGGGTTAATGCAGGAAGGCTGGCCGTAAAGGTGGTGGAGCAGTTCACCTTCTTCAGTGATGATGCCCGCGTGGTTCCACTTATCAGAATCAACCTGCATGATGACCATGCAGCCTGGTGCCGGATCGCACTCGACGAACCCTTCCCGCTCCCAGTTTTCGAAATAGAGGTTGTCCGGGTACTGGCTTTCCCACCACGGGTAATCGACGCGAAAATCGTTTAGCGTGACGCCCTGGATGGCATGCCAGTCCATAATCAGCCCCCAGCAGTCATTCGAGCCCAGGATAAACGGACGCCCAATAAGCGGCACCGCCTCCGGCATTATCTCGGCGTATTCATCGCTATCAGGTGAGTAGATACCCCAGATCACGCCGGAGTTGTTGCACTGCTGGCGGTCCAGATCGGACGGAATAGGCCGGGCACCGTCGCCCGGGTGGGAGTGGATGACGCGAATAATCGTCCCGATATCTTCGGCGTTAGCCCAGTGCTCGCCGTCGATGCGAAAATGCTCTGTCGGATTTTCGTGCGTATTCGGCACAGGAATGTAGCGCTGGCGACGGCCAGACTGAATAACGAAGCCACAGCACTCGCGCGGGGACTCCTCCAGCGCATGCGCCCGGATAGCTGCCATTATGGTTTTATTCATTGGTACGTCCGGTTATCGGGTGAAGAGAACGGTTGCCGGGAAGCCACCAAAATCGAGGATTGCCGCGTCAGGATCAGCCAGGCCAGCGCCAAATCGTTTACGGCAGTCACTGAGACAACCGCCACAAACATCAAGGGTAGGATCTGATACTGGGTTTCCTTTCGCGTCGAAATACGCAGTACCGTTATAGGTGCATCCATCGCCGCTACGGTACTGGCCGCGCAGCGCCCATTCACAAAGCGATGTGATTTGTCGGGTGGGGATCACAAGGCTCTGCAAATCGGCCGGGCTGCTGAGTGCCCAGGTAACCACCTCATCATCTTCGGAGGTTTTGGTGTCAAGCCAGAAGGTCTGAAGCGTGAACATTGACGAATCAGCTGTAGGGTTTACGCCACCAGGGTAATTTACGGCATCGAGATAGACCGCATAGGTATCAATAATGCTCACCCTGGCGTTAACCATGTCCTTAAATTGCAGGCACAGCGCAGTGATATGGCCGTCAAGGTTTGAGACGCTCAGGGTGGGCTCCGCCGCCTGGTCTGTTGAAAGCTCCAGGCCTGATACCTGAAACGGCCAAAAATCGTAGGTATTGCCACCGAAGACGATTGGCTTGGGTCCGAGCTTTTGTTCATCTCCATTGGCAACATCGATCTCTTCGGGTGTATGGGGGAAAGGTGCGTAGTGGAATCGGTGGATCCCGCCACTGAACTCTGAGGCGTCAACTTCAACCAGGCGGACCCTGCCACCCGGAGCCAGCATCGCCGCCTGATCGACTAATGCCATTATGCGTACACTCCGTAAGCCCGTTTGATGGTGAACGTCAACTCAGCATATTTGCTGCTGATCTGCGTTTTACGAATCGAATCGGCTACTACGCGGTAAAGTCCCTTCTCTTCACCTGGCGGCGTAATGATGAAAGCCTTCACGGTATGAGCAAGGAGGAAATCACGAATCCTGTCCACTTCTGACTCGGCGCCAGTGTGCTTCATGGGCACCTGAATAGCCGTGGAGTTAATCCCGTTATCGGCCACCTGCTCATAGCCATCACCGAACTGCGCTGCGCGTACCGCCTGGCTATATTCAATCGCGCCAGCACCGAGCTGCGAGCGCCAGCTGTATGTTTCAACTGCCATATTTGCTCCATAAAAAAACCCGCCGAAGCGGGTTGGGTGTAGAGTATAAGAGATCTATTTACATTCTGAATTCCATAATAAACTTATCGTCTCTGCGGAAGTCCCAGCATTTTCGATAAACGGAGTGGTCGCTTTTATTGATTCATTTTGTGGAACGGTTGCAACAATGAAACGGCTGGTACCGCCATTATTTGAAAATTCACCACAGACCATTCCCTCACCATCTTTTTTGGGGTAATAACTTGCACTCTTGAATGTAATCACCGCAGTTGCGGGATATTGCTTTGATACTACCTGCTTTGCAACGTTGATAGAGTCTCCGCCAACGTCTCCACACCCGGAAACCATGAGCAATAAACCACCAGCCATCAAATATTTAGCGTTCATAATTCCCTCGCCAGCCTTGAAGATATTTGTTCGAGATTATCACCAAATTTATCCATGAATTTACTAAGTGGCTCACCATCCTGGCCGACCATAAAGTAAGCGGTTCGGGTCAACTCTTTTTTCTTAGTGGTGTCGACTTCAAGGCTCTTAATATGATTAATGAACAGAAGAAATCTCAGGTAGTCCCCACCATCAGCCGGGACTTGTCCAACATCTGATGCCATTGTCCCGGGAGGCATCTCATCAATATCCAATCCCATATCCCTAAAGTTCTTGGGATTAGGTAGCCATGTACCCTGCCATTCCTGTCTAACTATACGAGGTAACCTATGGACAGGTACCTTCTCAATCCGTCCATGCTGACTGAGTACGCTTGCAGGCGTTCTCATCTGCATTGTAGCGATAAATTTATACCCATCGATAATATCTGAATATTCAACATCATCAGATTTTATCATGTTTTTTTGATGTGCAGCTAAATATGAAAAAGGAGAAAACGATCTCAACCGAAAAACTTGAAAACCAGATGGAGATAGAGATCCAGTATCCTCTAGCCAAATCACAATTTTCCGATTCGTTATGGCAGATATTCTTTGCTGTTCCGGAACAGAATTCGCAAGGGCTATTTTCTCCTTCAATTCGTCGTTACGCTGTTTAAACCGGTTACGTTTCAGAGCCTCTATCTTGGAAATATCCCACTCAGACAGTTCAGTCATAACTTCCCGATTACCATTATGCCCCTGCTCACTAATGACGCCAGCATCCTCCATTTGTTCAACTAACGTAGCTGCACGGTTATAACCGATTCTGAATTGCCTTTGGATTCCGCTAACTGAGACTTTTCTCTGCGTCACAACATAACGAACTGCTTCATCAAAAAGTGGGTCTAACTCCCATCCATCATCGCTCACAGTTGCGCTCCCCCGATAGGTGAAAAATGTCTCAATCCTAACAGGAATCAACCAACGGAAAAACCCGCCGAAGCGGGCCGTCTGCTTTTACTAATCAAGGGGGCGAAATGTAACGATCAGATGAACTCAGCAATAGCCTTCAGCTTTGATTTTGCCTTCGCAACCAACTGCTCCTCAACCTGGGAAATGGTTAATTTCTCATCATAAGGAATTGTTGCGTAAACGGTCATGTGGGTGCTGAGATCCTCAATGCTGACATCCACTGCTGCTGTAATCACCTTCTTGCCATCATCTTCAAAAACTTCAATACTGCGGGTCTTAAAATTAAAGCTATCTTTCATGTTAATTACCTTTGGTAAGCATTGTAGATCTGACCACCATTTTTTAGGGCCCTGCGAATCCCCTCACTGACCTCATACTTAATTCGGTCCCCCAGGGCTTTATCAACAGCGGCGGCATTGGATGATGCTGAGGTCTGCGATGTCGAGTTTCCTTTGTTATCAATGTATATGTCCACATTAATCTGCGGAGTATTGCCCGCCCCGGCATTACTGCTTAATCCATACATAGGCGCACGGCCAACGAACCCGCCGTCAGCGTAACCCTGAGCGTTACGCATTAGGGCATAAAGATTACCCACACCCAATGCAGACGTTGCCTCTTTGGTGAATACAAACTCACCGCCGTGAACGATGCCTTTTGGCTCGAATTTTCCGCCATCGCCAGTGTATCCGCCATCCCATTTCTGTTGTATCGGACCAACGAAACTTGGGCTACCTTCCCCCCCGCCTTGAGGGTTGAATGAGCCAGAAATCCAACCAAGGGCTTTCTGTACCGCCCAAGCAACAAGCAATCGGTTAATAATCTCAACAATCATTTTGAGGATGGATGCCGCAAACTGTCTGAAAGATGCCGTTCCTGTTGTAACAAGGCTGGTCATCATGTCGGAAATACCTCCGAGGGCAGTTTGCGCTGCCTGCGACACTGAAGAATAAACGTTCTGCGCCGTCTGAAGATATTCATTCAGCCCATTAACAGCACCAGCTCGCCAGTTCTGTTCAAGCGAGTCCTGCGCTTTATAGGTTTTGCGCATTTCAGAAAGCGCTTTCGCCTGAGCCTTAGGATTTAGAGCGTACTCTTTCTCGATACGATCGAGTTCCATCCCTCTCTGAGCATCTCGGGATGATACCCCTGTAGCGAGTAAGGCAACCTCGGCACGTTTAGCCTCTTGCTGACGCTGTAGCTTCTGAGCACTATCCAAAAGATTGTTTAGCTTCTTCTGCTTCTCAATCTGATCGCCTACAGCTGCCAGTTGTTCCTTGATGTGCCTAGTCGCTTCCTTGTGTGCAAGTAGTGATGTTTCCTGGTAGCTTAACTGGCGCTTACCGGAAGCCTCTTCGAGTACTGCAATTTTGTTATCAAACTCCCACAAATCCTTACGCTGTTGGCTGATAACGTCATTTACCGATGTGTGCTCACGGAGCGTTTTTAACTGAGCCTGGAGCGTGAGCAGTTCGGCCTGTGCTGTTTCTTCTGCGCGATACCCTGCCGGAGTGGTGACCCCCTTCGCTTTAGGCGTTTTAGGATCCTTATAAAGTTTCTCAATCCCAGCGCGGGCCTTCTCAATTTCATCAGAAGTCCATAATGTTGCAGTCCCTGCTTTTGCTGCCTTGGCGTTGTCAGCGATTGCCTTGTTCAACTCCTTCTGGGCCAGAGTCCTTTTCTCTGCCGCAGTCGTTCCTGCATCAAGATAGCGGTTAATGACGCTCTGTGCCTGGATACCATCATCATTAACTTTATTAAATTCAGCCTGAGCCTTGTTGTAACCTTCCTGAGATTTAACAACAAACTCAAGTTGCTTCTTTTGCTCCAGTAGGTTCTTCAGCCCCTCTGAGAATAAATCACCTCTACCGGACTTCTCCCTGTCTGCGTAAATCTGATTTATTGTCTTGTTTACTTGCTCAAGTTGATAAGCCTCAGTTTGCGGTCTTCCAATATTTAATGCTGCATCCCAGAACTCTTTCCATCTGTTAGTCGCAGACCTAATCGCCGTCTCAATGAGACCTAAATTATTAATCGCTGTCTGTGCACGCTGTTGCTCGGCCTTGCTGTAGGCGTCAGCAGCATATTCCCCTGCCTCTTCCTTATCGCCTCGACGTTCAAGAGCAGAAATATACTCAAATTGAGCCGCAGTTAGATAATGGAGAGTTTTGTTTAACTCCTCAGAGGCTTTGGTCGGTGAGTCATACAATTTCTTGAAATTGGAAATTGTCTTATCAACCGCCTGTCCTGTAGCCTGCTCCATTGCAACCGCGGCACGGGTTACCGTTTCTAACTGTTCACCACGGAACCGGCCAGATCCAACAACCTGCGCTAAGGCAGATGCAGCGGCATATTGGGTTATTCCTCCACCTGATATGGCACGCGCCAAATCATTCAACTGAGTTACTGTTTTCCCGGCGTAATTACCTGTCAGGATTAACTGCTTGTTAAACTCCTCCGCTTCCCTGGCTCCCTGATACCAGGCATAAGCAACCAAGCCGGCTACACCCACCAATCCGCCCATGGCAATACGTGCAGGGGTAATCATAGATGTCACCGCCTTCAGCGCATTACCAACACCTCCAAAGGAGTCGCGGATCTGCCCCCCCTGCTGGATGGCCACCATATACACCGGCATACCTGAGGCGAGAGAGGTCACTACGTCGGTGATCTGCATCGGTAACTGGCGCATTGCGTTACGGTACTGACCAGCGCTAATTTCACCACGCCTCCAGGCATCCTCCTGTTCCCGCAGTTTTGAAATGAACGGTGCAGACTGGTCAGCTACACCCAACTGAGCAGCCTTCATTTCCAGAATTTCAGCGCGAGTTTTCCCTACTGCTGAAGCCTGTTCCTGCAATGAAGCAACGAACGCCTCTCCCGCCTGCGCCGCACGTTTCGCTGAGGCCTCCTGTTCGAGCAGCGCACGTCCTTCTTCCGTGAGGGTCATGTGCGTGCGTTGTAGCTTATTTCTGGTGTCGTCCAGGATCGCACCATAATCGCGGAATTGCTCTGTGGGCAGCAGACCTTTTTTATTGGCCTGCGTCAGCTGCGCGTAGATCTTATCAAGCTCTTCGAATGCTTTATTGGTGGGATTGATTCGGTTAAGGAGGTTCTGTAATTCCTGCTGCTGCTCCTTCAGGCTTTGGTTTTGTTGCTTACCCGACTGAGCGCCAGCCCGAAAAACACTGTTAAGATTATCCGCCTTTTGAGCAGCACCCGCAGCTGTTGCCTGGAATTTATCAAGCTCCTGATTCCCTCGCTCCAGTTCACTGGTATTTACTTTCAGGGAGATCGTTGCGATATCAGACATTCGGTATCTCCGGGTATAAAAAACCCGGGTAATCCGGGTTAATGATTTTGATTTTTATGGATGGTTCGGAGGGCTGCGGCCTCCATTACTCTCACATCCTGTAAAGCGCCTGCCTCGTCGTCGATACCGTGAATCCTCATCATCCAGGGCAAGACGTTATAGTCCAGCCCGGTCACCCCACCGATACCAGTTCTCCATTGTGTAAACATGTCTCTGAAAACACAGAATGCTGGCCACACATCAGGGAGGACGTCTATTTCAACATCGTCCAGATCGTCCAGGGTCATGCTGAATGCAGCTAATTCTTCAGCGGAGGGTTCAGGCGTAAAACACGCCTCGGCAAGCGCTATCAGTTTTTTTCGCGGACGGCGTACAACTCTTTCGTGTAAGCGGAAACAATGGAGTCGAAAGCACGGGGATAATTTTCAAGCAGCAACGCAAGATTATCCCGGTTGTATTCACTGTCGATATTCCAGCTTTCAATAATTTCAGCCAGATAATTCAGGGGAGCATCTACCTGATCGGCGCTGCCATCCACCAGTTCGGCGGCACGCTTCAGGATATCTTCCATGTCTTTCAGCTGCTTTCGGTTTTTATGGCGGACAATCAGAGTAACCACCCCATCGTCTTCACCAGGGCGTGGAATGCTCACCGAAAGTTTAAAAGTTGGTTTCGGGTTTAACGTAAATTTTGTAGCCATAATAAAAATCCTTGAAGCCCCTTTCGGGGCTGGAAAGTGAATGGTTAGCTGCCTGGAGTGGTGTCTGCGTCTTTGTAGAATGTGGTGCCTTTTGACTGCACGGCAAACGCGACGGTAACTGTTTCAATCTGGTTAACTACAGGGTTTGGCTCACCAGAGAAGGACGGCACCACTGACCAGTAACGGGTTTCTTTTGCTTTAGGCACGTACATGTAAACAGCGATAGTGTCGCCAGCAAGATCGGCCTCTTTCAGAAGCGGGTAGAACGGCTGGTCAGAGTCGTGGGCGACCGTATAAGTCTGCGTTTTTGCAGATTTATACGTTGGCAGGCTTCGCTGCGTGTCATCTTCCAGGAACTGGAATTGATAATACTGCTGCTCGCCACCAGCAGCGGCTACTTCAGTGATTTGAGGGATCTGCACCCAATCAGCAGACTCAACCACCCTGAGGGATCCAGAGCCAGAGCCGGTCGGGAAAATTTTGGTGTTTGAAGTGTTTACACCACCAATCGTTGCCTGCGAGCCGGAGACTGCTGTTACTTTACCTACCAGATTATCCAGTGCGGTCCATGGGGAACTCAGCAGAACGACATCGCCTACTTTGACTGTTCCACCATTGAGCGTTAATACAGCGTTTGCTGCGTTAGAAATATCCGTGATGGTAATTGGGTTGCCTGAAGCTGGCGCCACAAATACCGTTGCGCCATTTGGTAGATGGAAAGCCATCTTTTACCTCGCATATAAAAAAACCGGCCATTAGCCGGTTGTGGGTGAATAACAGAAGTTGAGGGTTAAGTGCTTATATCAGCACGGTAGTTGAAACTTACTGGAACGGTGTAAGACACGGGTGTAGGGATGCCGCGGAATATGCCAGGCTCGCTGCTAATCCAGAAGGTGAAATCCCTGCCCTCAACCTCCAGCCCCTCGGGGAACAATTCCGCCACTCTGCCCGCCAGGGCAACGACGGAGGTACGGCCGGAGCCGGCTGGCGCCACGACATTAATCTGGTACACGCCAGAATAAGTCCGGCAGCGCAAGCCGAGATCGATTGTTCGCGGCGTAACGGGCATATCGTGAACGGCCAGGTACATCTCGTTAGCAGGGGGTGTAAACGGCACGTTCTCCCATGCAACCTGAATACCTTCTGCATCAGCCCATTCACCAAGCCTTGCGGCGAGTGCCGCGGCAATATCTGGAATCACTTGGGCACCTCTCTTACGGCTTCCTCAAAGAAGCGTTGAAACTCAGCGGCAGTTATGCGAACCATGCCGCCAGGCGCCTGTGTGGAATGCCCCATTTCAAGTGGGTAGGCATAGGGCACGTTGTTGCAGAAATAAATGGCCTTCATCCCGACTTTGAACAATGACAGCGTGTAGTTCCCGGCTGCTTTTGTCAGGTCGCCGGTCTTGTCTATTCGCCCTGTTTCATCAGTTGTAGGAGCATCAAACGATACCTGCCAGTTACCGCGAAAGCGTCCGCCCGTATACCCCGGCGGTGCTTTGATATCCATCCCATCCACCAGCCGGGCTTTTTTCTTAAGCCGCCCGGTTTTGGTCAGGTTGTCGGGATTTGCCCGCTGCGCCTCGTTATGGTCGTAAACAGCGCGATTATAGGAAACGGCTGTCTGGTTAACTTCCCACAACTCCGGGTTGCCCACTGGGGACATCATCACCAGTTGGTTTAGTATTTTTATGCCGACGGCGCGCACCACAGCTTCTTGATTCGCTTTGGCCTTATTGACGAATGCTGTGATTTCAGCGAGGAATGCCGTGTTCTCTCCCATACTATGCCCTCAACTGCGCTTTGTAGCAGAGTACCAGCGAGGCAGGTTTTGCCGGGTTGGGTTTGATAACCCGGTGGGCTGTGCCATCAATATCGACTACGTCGCCGATTTTAATTTCCTGCTCTGCCGTAAAAACGATCTGCACGTCGCCGTTAACGATGACCGTTCCATCTATTTCGCCTGGCGCGTATTCGGTCTTCACGCCCACAGCAGTAAAACGGACCTCTTCAGTTTTATGCTCAACGCCGCCGATAACCGTTACCGAGCCTTTACGGGTGACGTTGTATAACGCTCCGTTCTGCCTGAGCATGCGCGTTGTTCTGGCCTGCATACGTAGGTAATCAATGGGCATTCGTCAGCGCCTCTCGATTTGCAGATTGATAAAATCAGTTTTGAGTGATTCGATGGCGCCAACCATAACGTACGGAAAACCACCGCTATGCCAGGCATCCATAACCGCACCGCTTTCATCAATAAGCAAAATAGCCATGCTACGATAATTGCCTTCGCGAGCAGCATGAAGCGCCTCTTCCAGAAGCCTAATAACCTCTGTTCGGTTATGTTCCAGATCAGCATCTTTTCTGCTCGCCAGGTTAATAACTTTCAGGTCCGGCATGTCATGCCCTCTCTGCAAATGCATTGATTGCGTAGCCACGACCACCAGCAAGATCGCCCAGCAGCCCCATCACAGCAGGATACGACGGTGTAAAGACTTCGCCATCTGCGACCGCATAGGTCATCGTGACAGCGCCTTCCACACGTTCAGTCTTCACTGCTGCCTCACGCACACTTGTGAGCAGATCACCATCAATAGCCTCAACTGCAAGCATGCACTGAGCTGTAATGACCTGCCGAGGCACCTCATCCACGGGGAGGTCGTAGCCGTCCATGACGACGTTCACGCGTGGCCAGGACAATGGCTGGCGCGGGTCAGCTTTCTGTCCCACCCAGTCCAGTCCTTCCAGATAGTCCATCGCCTTAATTAGCAAAGGGGTGATTTTTTCCGGTAGATCGATCCCCCTAGCTTCAGCGAATGCAGTTAAATCAGCCTCGCTCGCGTAGCTGTTAAAACCCGGGTCTGTTGGGTCGGTGATAATCATAGTTCCTCCAGGGTGTCGGCTAATGACCACGCACGCCGGGCCTCAGTTCTGGGCTTACCATCCGGATGGCGTTCAACACTTGGCCCGTCTGCATGCTCAACCAGAGATTTGGACAGATAAACCACCTCCCGCCCCCAGGCTCTGCCGATAGCAAAATCGGCTGCGAGATGATGCGGCCAGCGCGCCAGAATATCCGCCAGCTCGTTCTGGGGGATGCTATAGCAAACACCGTGGATCAGGGTTGGTAGGGTTAAGGTTTCCCTACACGATGACAACTTTGCCGCAATAGTTGGTTGCCATTGCGGAGGCCTGCTGGTACCGAGATAGAAACTGATGAGAGAATCAGGGAATCGGGCCAGCCAGTGACTTATCTTGTTTATGAATCCGTGAACAGGTATCGCGTCGTCTTCCAGCACCACTACCCGGCAGGTTTGTTCTGCTGCCCACTCCAGCGCGCGGCGATGATTCCAGTTCGCACCGTGGTTACCGTCATCAATCAGAAGATGAGCATCCAGCAGCGCAGCAAGACGTTGTGCTTGTCCCGTCCGGGTGTGGTGACCAACCACAACAAACTTCACTTGTGTTTCCACCACGCTGCCTCCTTACCGATGCCCTCAGTTTTGAATACCGTGTGAACCATAGGGCCGGTGATCAGCCTGTCAGCGAATGACTGCGCAACAATGCCGAACGCCAGCATGTCGCCCACCGCGGCGCCAGCCTGTTCTTTCTTCCAGAAACGATAACTCTCGATCCGGTAGTAAAGACGGATGATGCCGTGAGCAAACGCCATTACATCAGCGCGGGTACCACCCAGCAGCCCAGCGTTAAGCATCACATCGTTGCGGTGCGCTTCGATAAACTCCTGATAGATGCGCTCCGGATGATTCTGCTTTGCCCAGGTGTCGGCGTAGGTCTTCGGTTCTGAACCGACATACACCTTTCCGGCTTCCATTTCTTCCCACGGCGCGCGAAGCATTTCGACATCGGTACCATCGGTACACCATACGAACCGGTATTCAGGGTGGTCTCGCAGGTGCTGATAGATATGCAGCCAACGTGCAAAATATGGGTTTATGTTCACGGAAGGAACTTTGAAAAGTAACGCATCAAAAGGTGGCGCTGTAAGTTCATCTGCCAATACCACAGCTTTCGCGCCAGCAATCGATGAGGCCCAATGCTGAAGTATGTTAGGGTCTGCCTGCATCTTTTTTCCGCGCTGCGGGTCAGGCTGACTGGTAAGCAGCGTTGTGATAACCACGTCGCGCTGCTGGCGGTATTCAACGTAACCAGTAAACCCGGCATCACGCCGTTCGTTGTGGATCTTCACGTTACGTTCCACAAGCGCCTGTCGGTCGGGACGCGGTACCGAACGCTCTACGGCTTCATGCTCATCGAGAGAGTGGATCAGCTTTTCTGAACCGACCACATCACCGTAAGCCCACGTAGTCAGTCCTGCGTTATGGATGCGCAAGGCGAGATCGCTGTGCTCGTACATGCCGCGACCATATACCGGATCGAAACCGCCAACCTTCTCGATAGCGCTACGGTGGTAATACAGCATCACGCCGCGCTGCCCGGTGTAAGCCACATGCTGATCGTCACGGTAAAGCTCCGAAAGGTCATTCAGCTTGTTCATGCCAGCAAGATCGAGAAACTGGTAAGCCAGGTGCGGTTCGGGTGATTCGATGTATGGAAGGTGCCAGTTATCAGCGATGGGCCAGGCGTCATCGTCCCAAAGGAAAAGATGCTCACACCCGGCGTCCATCAGCGCGGTTAAACTGGCGTTCTTCGAAGCAACAATGCCGAGTGATGTTTCATGGCGAAGCAGCTGCACGCCGTCAGGCACTACTGCGGCAGGTTTAGAGCCATCGTCGATAACCACCACCAGCGCCCCGGCTGGCAGATGTTTAATGTGCTGCTCAATGGCGCGGTTTAAAACGTCTGGCCGGTTGTGGGTAGTAATGGCAATGCCAATCCGTGACGCTGAAGCGCAGGCAGGCACAAACGGGACACCATCAATAGTGACCTGCATAATTTCTCCATCGGGGTTTATTGACGCTTAATGGTGACTTTTCCGTAAAGCGTTTGTTGCTTCACAATGCCGCGCTCCGCCTTCATGTATCCGCGATCATCCCGCACAGCAGCAATTACCTCGCCTTTTTCATCATCAGCAGTGAAGACGTGCTTAACCTCAACACCATTGAGAAAAACGGCATATCGTTCCTGAGCTGGGTTAATTTTCCGGCCCGGATCGTCATCCAATACGGTGATACGCATACAACCTCCCGTCAGAATCCACGCTTCAATGAAGTCCAGATCGTACCGCCTGGCTGAAGATTCTTTTTCAGTTCCGCAGATACAACATCTGAAATCGCTTTTTCCATTTCAGGGGATAGCTTCACGCTGGTCTTAATTTCGGGACCGATGCCAACATTTATGGCAAACGGAGATGATTCTGCCATCGCCTTTTCGTCGGCTTTCTGCTTCCTGAGGCGCTTGATGTATTCCACCGCATCGCGGACTTCTTCATGGGTGAAGTTCCCTTCGACAGCTACCCAGCGTCCATCCAGAGATACTGCGTTTGTTTTTCCTGATTCGGGGTGCCCGAATACCTCAAAGTAGCGGCGGCATACCTCGTCAAGTGCGTCGGCAATAGTGTTCATTACCTGCTGGTCCGCACTAATTTTCATGCGAGGAAGTTGATAAATATCATTCAGCGCCTTGAATGCTGCGTCGCTGTTACGGATTTTGTCGTCCAGCTCATCAAGAGCCTTTTGTGCGTCTGAGGTGTCCAGCTCAACGCCAATGGTGATTGAGCTGCAATACTGCTTATCAACCGGCTTACCAAAGCGGGTGTCTGCCAGGTGCTTAATGGCAAACTCCTGCCCTTCAGCAGTCAGGAAGGTAAAGTAATTCTCTTTCTGATACTCCGTCGCGGTATGGCGTGTTTCAGCGAATCCCAGCTCTCGAAGCTCAGCAGCGCCTGATTTAGCTGGCAGGTCACCAGACTGAAGCGCGCCACGGAAAAACAGCGCATAAAGAACATCCGTCGCAGCGCCGGACAACGTAATGATTTTCTGACCCATGATTTATTTCCTTTTAGGCGTGAGCCTGCCGCACGGCAAAGCCGCCGAAAGTTAACGGTTTGCCCAGGCTCACAGCTGAAAGACTTTCTTTGATGTGCGCGTGCGATGCGCATAAAAAAGGGGCCAAAGCCCCTTTGTGATGATTAGCTACCGCCGCCGAGTTTGATGAGAACGCCCGCAGTGGATTTGTTACTGGTGAAGTGCTTCTTCCAGTTGCCCGCAGTACCGATGGCGGTCAGGTCAGGATTATCACCTTTGGCGGTATCCCAGCTGTAGCCCAGCAGTTCAACGTTCACGGTACCTTCAGCGCGATAGCCAATCGCAAGGTTTTCCTGATCGTTGATATCGTAGGAACGGAAGCCCGGTGCCTGAGACTCGGTAACAGTCACTGCGCCGGCCACCAGCCCAAGGATCGCATCAGCGTCCATGGTGTCGGTCACCAGCACAGGTTTACCCAGCGTGCCAGGCTGCCCGCCGTAAACCACCACGCCCGCTTCTTCGTAGATTTTGTTGGCAATCGCCTCATCAACAATGTCGAAGTAGGTCGCAGAGTGCATCACGAACAGAGCCACGCGGTTAAACTTGTCGCCGTATTTGCGAAGGCCACGCGTCAGGGTCTTTTTACCGTCGGTCGCAATGTCGGCGGTTACGACCATGTCCGTGTTAGCACCAATCGCCGCAGTCAGCGCTTTCAGGCCATATTTCACGTAGCCTTCCAGCGTGGCATCTGCCACATCAACGCCGATCACTTCGGAGAATTCGTCGACAGAGCGGCCGCGGCGTTTGAATGCCTCTTCGGTGGTTTCATACGGGCCATATTTCCACGGTGCTTTGACGGATACGGATTCACCGGCGCCAATCTTCTTGCCGGTCACTTTATCGGTGGAGTTCGTGTCACGCGATTCGATAGAACCGCCCACTTTGTAGAAGGCTCGCTTGCGGAAATCACCTTCAATCAGTTCGTTATCCAGCAAAATCGCACCGTTGGAGGAAGCGTTGAACACTTCCAGGTTGTCCTGGCGACGCTCAAGAAACGCGGTCTGCGCCAGATCGTCATAAATAACCAGGTCGGAATTAACAGTCGTTGCCATGGTTTGAATCCCTTATTTCGGAAGTTTGAGGAAGGCCTGCTGGCCGTGTTTGCGGATGTAGTCCGCTTTGTCGCTGGCGCTCATTTCGGAACGTTTCAGGCTTCCACCACCGTTTGGCTTGTGTACGCCCGCGCCCGTGCCTTCTGCGCGAGGGAACAGATGCGGAGCCGTCTCCTTAAGAGACTCCGCCCATTCAAGCGGGCTTAGTGGAGTTTTGCCGTCTTTGCCGAACAGAACATCGCCATTTGCATCAACTGCTACGGCCTCGCCTTCGTCGTTGAGCTGGAATGTGCCTTTGGCACGCAGAATCAGATCGTCAGAAGCTTCAGGCAGCGCGCCCGCTTTGGAGGCTGCTGCACGGATTGCATCCCCGAGGACCCGATCCCGGAATTTGTTGGAGAACGCTTCAGCTTTTTCCGCGCGTTCGTTTGCCGCTTTGATCTGCTTATCAACGTCAGCACGCAGGCGCTCGGTACGCTTATCAAGCACCTCATCAATTTTCCCGGCGGCGATAAGCTTCGCCTCTTCATCGTCAGAAAAACGCTGGAGAATGCCGCGTACAGCGTCTGGGTCGATCCCGTCAAAGCGCGACAGATTTTCTTTTTGCTGCTTGATGGTGCCCAGCAACTCAGAGTTTTTCGATTTCAGGCCTGTGACTTCACTGGTCACACGCTCATCAATCAGCTTCTGGATTTCGGGGGTGATTTCGATACCACCGCCACCACTGCCCTCACCGTCGTTTTCAGGTGCGTAATATTTCAGAAGCATGTTTCGAATTAACATAATTTCCCCTCGGGATTTTGTCGGGCCTCGCCCATAAAAAAAGCCCCGGCGGATGCCAGGGCTCAGAGTGTTTGTTTAACGTTTAATCAGGGTTGTTTAGCCGGGTGTAAACCGAGCCAATCAGGACGCCAATCATCCTGCCTTCAGGCGTAGCCTCGCCAGCCTCTTTGCAGATAGCATCCAGTTGTTCGATAACGTCATCCGGCAAAGGCTCCATATGAGCCAGCTCTGACGCTTTTTTCAGGAACGGGAGTGTTGTTTCAGCCACTTGAGGATCTCGGGGTTGATAGTGTCATTCTGGCCGCTCATAAACGCCGATACGATCTCAGCAAAAAGTTCTTTCGGTGCTTCTGCGGCATAGGCGCTGAGAGCACGCCACCAGCCATCATCATAAGCACTTTCAACCAGTGCACCAACTTCAGGCCGGGAATAATACAGATGATGTCCAAGTTCATGCCACACGGTGCCCTTCACCGATGCCACCGCAACATACGGCAACTCCGCAGGCGAAACATCCAGTACATCCTGAGACAACGTGTACGACGCAACTGATGGTCTGACCATCATTGTCATATCGATTCCTGCGCTGTTCTTCAGAATATTTTCCCATTCACCGCTGTCCATCGCCCACCTGGAAAGGTGCACGGTTCGTGAGGATGATTCATAAGCACCAGCAGCAGACGCCGGAACATCCAGAGTGTTACCGAACGCCGAGACAGGTTGGAGTCCAAACCGATGGATCACATCGAAAGCAGCCTGCGCCGCCTGTTTCGCCTCATCCAGTGATACACCATCCGGGAACTTCACATCCTGCGCCACACGCCCGGTCATCCATTCCACCAGCTCATCCAGGGTACGGGAGGATTCAAGTGTCGGGGCTGCCCCGGAACGCTCCTGAAGCTGTTCGAGGCTTATCCATTCGCCCTTGTCCGTGTACATTTCGCCAAGGTCGATTTTACCCGCCCGGAACATCCGTCCACGCTCAACCCCCAGAACCTGATCCTGTCGCTGCGCCGATTGTCGCCTCAGCCATTCCAGATACGTGGTTTTAGCTGGCACCTGCCCATCCATGCTGGCACGAGTGCCCTCGTCCATCTCATCAATATCAATTCCGAGTTCGCGCCAGGACTTGAGAATCAGGGTTTCGGTAGAACGGCAGCAGAAATGAATTTTCCCGGGTCCTTGCAGGTAAGGTACTTTGTGCCCGATCGGTTTATTATCCAGGGTGTAGCGCAGCAGGTCGCGAATGATGCAGTCGTGGCTGGTTTTATTGTCCAGCGTAGACAGCCACTGCTTACCCTTTACGATGTCACTGTTGGCGCTGGTGAAGCTGTTGCGCGCGGTGGCAGCAAGATGATTAACGGCAGTTTTAGCGATGCTTGCGGCGTTTGCCCTGCTCATCTGGAGCGCGCCGTCGCGATAGTCTTTATTGGCATGGCCGCGCACGCTTCGGGCGATGGTTTCAACCGTGTCGCCAGCAAGGTAGCCACGGCGTACAGCGTTTACGATCCGCGCCAGCCTGTCCGATTCCAGATTTCCCGCCCACTCACTCAGCAGGCGCCCCTGAAATGGCTGAGCCATCGCCGCGGCATAAACCATATCGGCGGTGATTCCCTGTAGCGGGTAGCGTGCCAGCACCTGTGAGGGAAGAAGGGAATCGAACAGGCTCAGCTGATAACTGACCTCGTTCCTGGAAAGCGCCAGCAATTCACCTTCCAGCCCGGACTGCATCGAAGCGACAGCCTGATGGTTAAGTTCGCGTATGCTGCCGAGCAAGCTTTCCAGACGTGTAACCGTGAAACTATCAGCAGGGAGACGATCCAGTGCGTCCAGCAGACGGGCAGACAGTTCTGCGTCCGTCTCGTTAAGCAGCTTCACCATCCGGTTAGCGACACCCGTCGCATAGCGGCTAATCCAGACGGAATGGGCAATGGCCTCATCCCGCAAACTTTCGTTGACTGTTGCCATATCAGACCCCGGTCAATGAGGGTGCCTGATTGCGGAGCGCATCAATCACATCATCCGGGCTGTCTGCCGGATTGATGAGGTCGAGTTTCTGAAGCGCCCGAATCATGTCAGTATCGCGCAGTGCGCCGGACTGCCAGGCGTTCACAATGGCGGTAACCATCCCGGATTCTGCAACCTTCGCGATGAATTCCTGGTTGATGGTGTAGCTCGTCGATTCGTCCTTAATTCCGAGGTATTTCGCACACCAGCTCAGCGCTAGCGTATAAGCCTCGGAAACGTTGGAAACGCAGATACCCAGCACTGACGTTGATGCGCTCTGTTCACCGCTTGCCTGCGTTGCAGTCTTCGCCGTGGCGTTCTGCTCAATTAACCTGGCACCCAGCTGCACCATGTAATCGCGTTTGCTGTCCATGGCCTCTTTAGCCAGCATGTTCGGCTGCGCCTGGGCATAGCCAAACGAGCCATCTTTGGGAAGCATTAGCGGTGAACGGGAACCAATTTTTACTCCGGTTTTCTCAAGGTGATCTCGCCAGCCGGTATCAAGACCAGTCATATACGGCTGCACCTGGCCACAGAACCACACGCTGTCTTCATAGTCAGCGCTGTTTCGATAATGGCCGTGGTTAATTTCCACCAGTGGGGCCAGCGGCGAGTCATCGATAGTGGGATCGTTGTTCTGGGCGCCGACAAAAGTGAACGGGATTTCGTCCCAGTAATCCTTTCCTTTCGGCTTCGGTTGATATTCGCTGCTGACGGTATAGGTTCCGCTTGTCGTGCCACCTGCCCGGCGCCATACCCGGCAGATAAATTTCCCTTCTTCCAGCGCCAGCTCGCGGTACTGAATTTCGTCCTTGTAAGCGTAACCATCCGGCTCTTCTACGCATTCGCGCAGGACCACCAGCACCAGCTGATCGCGTCCGTTAATGCGCTTCGTTCGCCAGTTGATGATGTTCTCTGCCGGATAACGAAGAATGATCGCTTCGTCGGACTCTTCAGCGTAATCGACGTAAATGCCTTCTCGCGCTACCTCCAGCACGTTCTCAGCCACCAGCTGCGACTGCTGATAAATACTGGTACCCGCCCCGTCAGCATTGTCCAGCAGGTATTTCAGCTTCTCCGGGCCGTTAAACGTTGGGTCTTTGCGATACGCCATGCCAAGCATGCCGATCTTCGTATTGCCAGCAATGGCGTAGAACACAGCGCGGCGCAGATAGTCCTCATTGCGCTTACGGTTGCGCATGGATTTATCGGTTGGATCGAGATAAGGCAGGTAATCATTACCCGCCGCCTTTACCGCTTCTACTCCTTTGCAGAAATCACGATATTTCTTCCAGGCAGCAGAAGCCGCCCGGTGTTCTGGTCGAACCCAGGTGATGTCGTCGTTTGCCATATCAGAAAGTGGTGTCCATGGTGATTGAGTATGCCGGTTTCACGATGGGGTAATCCTTCACAATGAAGTACCCACCAGCATCATTGGGGTGATCGTTATCCGCTGATTTATCCGGTTCGCCATTAGCCGCCCAGATTTGCTGCTCGAGGCTCTCGGTGTAAACCGGGCAGTTCTGGACGTTCACCAGGTAACGGCGCTCGCCGTTGGCGTTGCAGAACATGGCGTTCATCGAGTTGATGCGGTCCTTAACCGGCGGGTTTGCATCATCAACAATGACGCTGAATCCGGCATCGTTGAGCTGAGCGATATCGGTCTTGCTGGCGTTCTGGGACTTGCGGGAGTCGCCAGAGGCATCCGGATAGATGTAAATCTCACGGCTTTTAACGTAGCGACCATCCTCATAGCGCCAGAACTCTTCCTGAATACGCTTAATCATCGCCGGCGTGTCGTAGACCTTCACCAGCTCACGAACAGCGCGCGGCAGGCCATTACGCTTTACGTGAACAATCGCGGCCATTTTCCCTACGTTGAAGTCCATACCGATAAACAACGGATCCCCATCCTGAATCTCGTCAGAACAGTTGTTCAGTTTACGGTTGAAGGTGTGGTAAATGGTCCCGCTGTTGAGGTTCGTGAACTTCCCGCGCAGGTATGCCTGAATCAGTTCATCAGGATAAGAACTCAGCAGCGAGGGAATGTAATCCGGGGGCAGGTTCTTCGCGTTGTCGAACGTACTGGCCTGTATCAGACCGTACAGAGCAGAAAGCTCGGGCTTTTCACGTACCGCCTTCACGAACTGCTGGTAGACGAACTTGAAGCCCTCCGGCGTAGTCGTTACATCGATGCCGTTACGCAACCCGTCGACTTTGTAACGCATACGGGCGATGATTTTTCGCCAGGCCTGCTGCGCTTTGGCAGCCGCCATGACGTCCAGTTCATCCACCATCGCATTACCGATTTTGAAACCAACTATCGAGCCGGGCTTCTCCATCGAGCGGCAGATTGTTGTCCCGCGGTACCGTCGCCCCTCGTAGAAGTGAACCTCTTTGTTTCCCTCATTGATTATGACGCTCAGCCCCCAGTCAAAGGCCACTTCCTCAATCGTCGGGTAGAAGATGTCACGAATCTGCGGGTACGTCGGCGCGAAATAACCCTGGTTGATTTTAGGGTGCTCCCACATCCCCTTACAGATGCCGCCACAACCCACCCACGTCTTACCGGAACCGAACCCGGCGACATAGGCTTTGAATTTGTGCTGCATCGCGAGAAAGCGCGCCTGAGGAATGTTAAGTGTCGGGCTGATCCCCATCGTCTGCCCTCGCATCCACTACGTTGATATTGATCTGCACTGGGGTTGGTTCATCGTCCTCACCCTCACCGGCCAGCTCTTTACGGAGTTTCTCAACCTCCAGCTGCCGGCGGTCGATTTCGATTTGCTGGAGACGTTGAGCGAACTCGCTATCCGCCAGGCCGAGCCGCTTCATTACCGCTTCAAACATTCGCTCACGGCTGATAGCGGTTATCTCGACGCCATTCTTGCCGACTTTTACGCCGGAATAAGCGAGTCGCGAGACTGGGGGGAGTTTACGCGTATCAGGGAAATACGGCTGGCCGATGCCGTCACCGTTACAGCGCGGACAGCCAGGGTTAGGCTCTCGGGTGTGATCGTAGCCGTAACCCCCAACATCGACTGGCTCACGCTTATCGCGTTCTGTCGCTTCGAGGCGTTTCTCTTCGAACTCCACCATATCGCGCCATTGGTACTGGTGACCGAAGCCCCAGCAATAACGACACGCGCCGCGGCGATACTGCGAAAGCTGGTTTGCATCGAAGGTGGCAAGCTGCCACATCTGCGCAAGGACTTCATCGGCACCGCCAAGCGTGCGCGCTATGGAGGCTTTCTGCTGTCGTGCAATAGCCTGGGCAACTGAAGTTTTCTGAAGGAGTTGATAACCGATTTGTTCAGCGGATTTTTTGCTATAACCCGCCCTGATAGCTGCTTGTGTGGCGTTACTATCCTTTAGGTATTCTGCGACAAAACGCCTCTGCTGTGCCGTTAATCCATCATCATCCACCAGCTCATTTGCGCTTTGTTCTTTCTGCGCAGTGCGCACTTTTTTCTGCGCAGATTTTTGCGCAGTTTGCGCAGAAGGTTTTTTGATATATCGACGGGCGGTAGCGTAGTTCAGTCCCTGCGCTTCACACCATTCCTTTGGTGATACGCCGGTTGCGGCATGTTCGGACAGGAACCGTTGCTGAAGCTCGCCCCAGTCCGGTTTTGCCATGATTCATTTCCTAGATTTACGGCATTAAAAAAGCCACTCGAAAGTGGCTTTATTTAGAAAGTAGACGATGCTGAAATTTACTATTAGCCGTTTTTTAAGGCTTGTTGAATTGAATCCGCTAAATTAGATACATGATCGCTAACGTATCTTAAGTCAAGGTCTGTTTTGCAGGATGTTGCTGCATCAGTGCTACCAACAGAAGCTTTTGCGATTTCTAATGCGGCTTTAACGGCTAACAGACGCTGATGCTCTTCTTTGGTGACCCCAATATCAGGACTTCCAAAATAATTTTCTAACATTTACATCTCCTTTAACCATAAACGTTTTGTAGAAATGTAAACATTGGGGCTTTTTACCTAAATACAAGTAATCAAATTTATTTTTATACCCATAGTAAAGAGCCTCTGCAATGCTTTATCCCCTAAGGCGGATATCCATTACTTTGTCCCCTTTAGGGATATTCATCATTTACGGTCCTGCTCAATCACACGAATCCCAGCTAAATTGTTGTTGCCCTTTTCAATAACGGCCAACAGCGGCCTAATCCACAAAACAGCCTGGCAGTATGTCATTGCGCTGGTGGCAGCGGTACGATCATCGGCTGTATAAGCTCTGTCGGAATCGGCGTGCATTGCGCTGGAACGTAAACGGTACGTGTATTCGAACAGCCCACCAGCAATGTCAGCAGGAACAGGCAGATCACAGGTTTTTTCACGGCGGAGAATCTCCCGGTATTCGATTACGGTTTCTTCGGTGCTGGTGTCTATCAGGGCATTAAGCCTGTTGGCATGTTCAGCTACTTGATTGAACCGATTAAAGTTGAATGCCTGGGTAGCGATCACCTGCCCTTGCAAAGAATTGTCACTTCGCAGGACGTCATTATCGCTCTGAAGGTTCCTGGCGTCCGAGCAACTCTTAACGAGGGCGACCGAAAGGCCAGCAACAACGATAACGAAGATCAGAGACGGGTTAATTTTCATCAGTACAGCCCCCAGCACGCCAGCGCGCTTTCCTGATCCCGTCGTTCAACCTGACCATAGCAGCCATTCTTCTGGCCTTTGGTTAGTCGGCAATCACGGCCACCATCTTTAATCCACCAGCGGATAGCTTCACAGGCCCCTTTACGGTCACCAGAATTGATGCGCTTATAGAACGTGGACGGGAAGCATTTACCCGGCCCGATGTTGTACGGGCAAAAAGATGCGATGCCTACCCTCTGCGGCTCTGTAAGAGGCACTTTGATATTGCGATCAACCCAGGCTAATGCCTTATCACGTTCAATAGCGTTAACCTTGCGGCATTGTTCTTTTGTGGCTGTCATGCCTTTAACAACGCGCCTGCCATCGATGACGGTCACACCGTGACATAAAGACCAGACCCCACCCGGATCAACAACCGCCACCAGTGCATTGCCTTCTTTCTCGCTGATGAACTGGTCAAAAATGATTGGCGCAGATGCACCAGATGCGATCAGTGCCAGCACTGCTGCGCTGAGTTTTGCTTTGTTCGACATCATTCACCCCGCGCAGCTTTGCGGCGATCCGCTTTGATTTGGAAGTACAGACTCGTTAACCACGTCAGCAAACCAAACATGAGGCTACCGAGCACACCAATGGCCGCCCATTGAGATGGGGAGACTTTATCGAGGAGCTGAAGTAACCAGTAGCCGGTCCCCCCTCCAGATGCGCCGTATGCAATACCCGTCGTGATTTTTTCCATTCGATTCATGCTCTCACCTCGCTATGTGCGGGTGCTGTGTGTTTAAAAGGTCAGGCTCTCGAGATGATTTAACAAGAAGTCTTATAGAGTTTGTTTCTTACGTACCTGAAATAGAAAAAGCCAGCTCTTAGGCTGGCTAATAAAAGGGGGGAAACAGCGCTACTATTCTAAATTGAACAATAAACTGAAACAGTTGAAATTAGTCTCTTGAACTTACCCTTAAATTCACGGCGATCAGAGAATGGTCATCTGTAGGGCCAACTCTTTGTATACGTTTTAAAAGGCTCGAAGTGAAGCTATTTGCATTGTTCAGTGTATTAGGGGAAAACCGAGGTCGTCGCTCCCAATGATGGTGGGCGCCATCAGACATAATGATAATCGTGATGATGCCGTTCTCATCTACAAAATCCGCTAGCGGCAAAGTTATATGCTGAAAGTTGATAGGTAACACCTTAGACAGAGCAGCAGTCAGCATATTGCTTCCAGGTAATTCTGCTAGCTCTTTTTTGTTATACAAACCAGCGTCGAGCAACTCTTGATGTTGGGTGTGGTCCTTAGTCAACTGCTTTAGTTTGTTTTCGGTTTTTACATAAACTCGTGTATCGCCAACATGAACAATGACAAGTTCATTACCAGTAACAACACAATATGATAAAGTTGTAGCCGCCTTGCGCTGCGCCGAATCGTTCTGAGAAAGCTCTGCTATGTTGTTTTTGATGCCTGCGAAAATGATTCCTGGCTCATGCCCAGCTCTATCCTTATGCCCAGCAACAAAGTTTATAGCTGCTTGAGCAGCCTCTCCAGCACCTACATACGAACCTACACCATCAGCCACAGCAAAAATGAAACCATCGTTACAAGGTTGCGGAAGTAGAATGGCATCTTGGTTTTCGCGACTTGGATCTTTTGGGCATGAGAATGCACCGCAATTCAACAGCTCAATCATTTGCCTCTCCTAGTAGCAATAATCTCATCAAGTGCAACAATCATTTCGTCTACCGAATCGTACCTTGAACGAGGTAAGAATGCAGCGGATTTGTCTATCAGGGCACTTATGCCGTCAATATGAGCCAAATCCATTTCGCTAATGATGACACCCAATGCAAAAATATCCGATTTTTGAGTATAAACTCCTCTTTTAGCCTCATCGGACATGTATTTGGCCGTGCCTATTCCGGCATTTTTATCTTGTAATACCCCAGAGAGGAAATCGGATTGGGCTTTCGAATCCATTTTCTTAATCAATCCAAAGTCTGAAATTTTGTAGCATCCACCATCAAATTTCAGGATATTCTCGGGCTTTAGATCTCGATGCAGCAATCCATTTCTATGAAGGTATTGCACACCTTTGAATACCATTTGAAGGGCTGATAGCTTTTCATCGTCTAGCAGCGCGTTGGACCTCAACTCACTTCTTAAGTCGGTTTCGGCCAGTTCCATAACGAACCAAGGGTGTTCGCAATCAAGATTATGTATGCAAATTCTCACGACATGATCGTGACTACACTTAGCTTGATAATCAACTTCCCTTCTAAATCTTCGCTTCCAATCATCAACACTGAAGTATTCATTCAACAAAACCGGATTGACTGAAAGCACTTTTCTTGCGTACTCACCACTTAAGTGCCCAGCAGTGTTGTAAACTTCGACTTTCTCAACTCTGCCAAATGCACCACACCCAAGATCTCTCAGGGGTTTGATAAGGTAATTTCCTCTGGGTTCCATAGTTCACTCACGTAAGATTCGCATGAGCAAAATGTACTCCCAAATGAAAAACCACACCATAACAAGAGGTTTAATTTTTCTTCATTGAGCGGCTGGGGAGATTTTTTAATCCCCCAAACGAAAAAACCCCGCGGTATTAACCGCAGGGCTTGATTGATTTCTTGCTGATCGAAACGATTGAACGGATTCCCAGCGTTAGAGTCGATATTAGCCAATAATTCCGTAAAGCTCAATATCGTTTTTCCATGAAATTAACTTTTTGTGAAAAATCCTACTACTGAGTTACGGATTTGAGGGCATTCTCTGCATAACCTTCCTGCCGATGGCACTCCTCCACCAGCAATTCAAACAGCGGTTGCAGGTGATCGTAAGCGGTGGTTTTTTTTACATCCCATACGGTGCGGACGCCCTCCAACACATTGGAAAATTTTAGCCGGGCGTAACCTCTCCCCGTGCAACGGTCACACACCTTCATGACCGGCACGCCCTGTTCCTCTGTCTTTTTCTTATCCAGCACCTTCCCTTTTCCGTGGCAACGACACGCATTGCTGATAAAGCCTTTGCCGTTACACGCTTTGCACAGAACTCGCGCGTTCTCCCGAACTGATTTCCACTCCTCCCAGTATGAGGGGTAAACACCCTTTGTAACTTTTGCCCATTTTGGCGGCTTGCCGTCAGGGTATTGGATTTTGTTGGTGAATACCTCGACTTCGGTAAAGCCGCTACCATCGCAGCAGTCACATCTGCGAACGCTTGCCGCACTACGGGCGTAATCCTGGTATGCAAAAGCACACATAATTTCGAGAACGCGCTGCCGGACTTTTTCATCGAGTTCTGTAACTGATTTAAAGCGTCGGCATAGGTCCAACGATGCTCCATAAAGCGCCTCCATTGCCCGGTCAGGGCTGCTGATACCAATTTTTGCAAGGTATAAATCGAATCCAAACCCACACTTGGCGTTAACCAGTCCAAGCGCGGCCATAACATCAGTTCCGGTCAGATTGTCGGTGGCAGTCGCCCTCGAGGAGTCACTGAACATCGGTGATTTTGGTGCGAAATATTTAGCTATTGATTCGAGGTTCATTATGCGGCTCCTGCTGAATGATAGATTCGAACAAAATTACGAAGGATGCGGTAGTCCACCAGCACTGATCCCCGGTAGCGGTAAATGCGAAGGCGCTGCCAGCGCGCGCGGAGTACCTCAAGCGTTTCTGGCTTCATGTGGCCTCCCCGATGATAATTTGCCCGGTTTCTCCCCAGATTTTGGTAACCCGTCCGTCCCAGACATGGCTATCCTCGTCAAACACTGCATCCAGCAGAGCTTTTTCCAGATTGTCTTTATCCGGCTTTTGTTGATGAGGCTGGCCAACATATTGCGCCCGCTTCGTCTTACTCCAGCTCTTTGGCATGGGGATAACGAACGTGACGTGATATCCAGATTCTGGCAGGCAGATGCCCAGCAACCGTACCTGTTCTTTGTATGCCCAGTAAGCTGCTGTTGCTGGCCGTTTATGCCATCGATCACGCTGAGTCATTCGGGGTTTGCCTATCGGCGTAATTTCGTAAATTTTCATGCGGGCACCACCAGCCCGCGGCGGGCAACTTCAATCACTGTCAGAACAATCGCGCGGTCCATAAGCTGCCGACGCTCCCCCCTGTTCAGCTTATTCCCGTTATCAATGCTGTCATGACAGCAAATGCAGAGCGCAGCTGTCGCACAATCATCGGTTTTTAATCCCATGCCTTTCCCTTCATTCCGGTGTGCCACCTGCGTCCCCCATGCTCCACAAAGAACACAACGCTCGATCTGCCCGACGGCGGCGAGCCATTTTTTGCTGCGATAAATAGCCATGCTCACCCCCATATCCGGTTTTGCCTCCGGCGATTTATACGCGGTGGTTTATTGCCTTCAGGCAGCCGGGCGCTGACGGTCCAGGTGAGATAATCGGAGTTCAGGTTGCGCTCTACCTTCACGCCGCGGCGCTGGTATTCCGCCATGAGTTCTTCGGCCTGCTGGGTTGTGCAATCGGTATGATGGAACCAGGTCTTCTTCATTCCCGTCACCCCGCAAAGCTCATGAGCTGCGCAGCGGCGTTCTCCGCCTCGCCCTGGTCTCTGAACGCTTTTGACAATATCCAACGCCAGAGGACATCGAGCGCGGCTTTGTACAGCTGCTGGAACTCGATTTCGTCCATGTTCGCGAATGAGATGCTGCGAGGATGTTTCTGAAGGGTGCCATCTGGAAGCTTTATGGCATCGTAATGCCCGGCCTGAATCGTCACCCAGGCGCGGTATGCATCGAAGGATTTACAGAGACTGATCCCGTTTGTTACACGGCGGCTCGCAACCTGCTCAAGATAGTGCTCAGCGGCATCGAGCAGTGCGCCTTCGTTTCCGCCATAGGAAGCCAGGAATTTAGCGTAGCCTGTAACCAGCTTGCACTCGTTGGAGGAGATTGCGCCGCCGGTAGGCTCCCAGTATTCGAAGCCCAGATTCAGTAGAGCGAAAAAGCGGCGATGAAACGCAGGATTGCGTACCTGTTTGAAGTCGGCCACCAACACGGCGCCGAGCTTGATTTTTGATTGCAGCAAATCGCTGGTCTCCGGCGTAGCCGGGATCAGGATCCCTGAGGACTGCTTAATGAGTTGTAATTGCGCCATGGTGTTCACTCCTTGGCGCAGCAGGTTAACGGCTGTTCAGACCGTTGATTTCATATTATCAGAAGGTGGTGTTACCTGGTAGCCGAGACGACGAAGAAATTGCATAAAACCATTAGGTGTAAAGACTTCTTCCTCATCAATCAAAGGGCGCATAGATATCATGCCATTTACTCTATAGATCAAATGCCTACCTGATGAAGGAAAGCTAAAAACCACGCAGCCATCAGATCTTCTTACAATATCATACCAGCTATCTTCTGATGTTTTCAAAGCTGATTCACTCACACTCTTTTCTCCCTTCGAGCGACATACAGACGCGATTAGAAATTGTCGGCAGCAGCGTCAAAGGGATTCGCAAATTGCGGTATTCTGAAAATGCGCGCTACCTCTGAGTACAAGCTTAATAGAACCAGTCGTCTGCACTTTCCCAGGTTTCCTGGAGTATCCCTTCAACCATCTTCTTAGCTTCCTTTGCCCCACCATAAACACTTAACCCATCCGAACCAGCACGTCGGACAACCAGGGTGCAATCTTCGAACTGATTCTGGAGTCTTTTTAGGAGTTCTTTTTCCAGAGCAGGCATTGCTCCATCTGGAAGTTTCTTTGTGCGATCAATGGTTAATTCAACTTTCATGGTGGCCTCCTTTGCATGTACTGTATTTTTATACAGTAACTCGCAAACTCAGAATGATCAACCTGTTAAGAGCACAAAATGTTAAAAAAATAAGCTTTCGGACATAAAAAAACCTGCCGAATAAGGCAGGTTATTTGTTGCTTTTACATACGTTTCTTAATAGCACTGGAATATGGTGTTGAACTTTGACTCTGTATTATAGGTTCCGTAAAACCCAGCCATCTTTCCTATTCCCTTGCTATACATCATGCTACCTGAATAGCCAATAATCATATTTTCTTTCGCAATATTCAGTATAGGACTATGAAAAACCTCACCGTTTCCAAAATTTTCAAACATAATATCGAAACGATTACCGTAATCAATAATCACAGTCCCTGATGGAGACTGGCTATCAAGTTTTGCTGCTTTATAATTCGTGATGCTGCATTTTTTTGTGGCAGCACCAGCCTGATTATTGGCCGCATTGTTGAGATTGGTAGCAACTGGAGATTCCACATATCTTGTTTGTTCTTTAATCACGCAGCCTGATAACACAGGAAGCACCATGCCCAGAAGAATGAGTTTTTTCACAATTAGTCCTTGGATGTTTTTCTGACAAGATTATTCATCAGCAAAGTGTCGAGACAAAGCAGAAGCCTAAAAATTAGGATTTTCCTCAGAGAAAGTGGCGATATTAACCACAATACGATATCGCTTGTCATCAGGCCGCCAACTCTCTCGGCACACAAAGATCAGGAAGATTCGCCCTCTCCAGCGCCTCAGCGAATGGCGGAGACACAGCGTTGCCGCAACGGATTAATGAGAAAGAAAAAACCCGCCGAAGCGGGTTTGATTTTTATTGTTTTGTTCTTACAGGGAAAGACCAGCATTTGTAGCCATAGGCATGTGCGTCTAACACTCGACGTTCAGAGTCTGGTGTTCCTGCTTTCGCAGGTGCTCTGCGAAAACGACATCTAACCCAGCGGAACCCCGGTGGAAGAGGTTTTGTAGCAATGTCTTTTAATGACATATACAGATCTCGCCCCAGGCGAGCACTGCCCTGAGAACTTGAAATAAATGTAGGGATCCGCTACTGTACTGGTGTCGATGCAGTACTGGTTGCGGGTGCTCCGCATCCCCAATCCGGGCTCTTCCTTTGGCGAGGAAGGGCCCAAATTCTTTTTAAGACCGTACATATGCTTTCAATACAGTCATAATGCGCTCGGCTTCTTCAGTTGTGAGGTCTGTAGGTAACCCCTGAACTGTTATCATCGCTCCTGTTTCTGGGCGAACAACAATTGGCAAATTGAAAGTTTGCGCTTTCTCCCGCTTACCTTGCTTCGCCTTTTCAAGCTTCAGTTCCACAGCGTCAAAACCATCAAGATTTCCATCAGTGTCCGCCAGGTTCACGATTGTACCCACTCGCACATACTCCTCGAATTTATTAACTGCGCTTTTGAATCGGCTTTGGTAGGTCTGGATGCTCGAGTCTCCAGGTCTGGTTGGCTGACTCTCAACATAACTATTAATCAACTCCTCAACATCCAGATTGCGAACATCATCGTCATTGCGAATTTCTACTGCTGAAAGCAGAAGCAATGCAGAATTCTTCAAATTACGTGCAGTTGCCTCATTGATAAGCCCTAATGAGGGCAAATCTACGAGGAAATCGAAGAAAGCTTGAGTTGAATAATTGCGGGTCATGCTTGTATCTCAAATTACAACAGTACTTATAGTCTAGAATCAAAGGGTAGACCGATCAATCTTTTTTTCATCGATCGGCCTATCCTTTTGAAAAAGAAGCAAATCAGAAGACATCAAAAGATCAATCAAAAATTAACACAAGCCACAACTAAAATTATTTATTGCTTTAAATCAACAAGATACACAGATCATTTAAGTCAACCCTGATGTTGGAAGAACATTAATTTGCTGTACGCAAAATCAGATAAGTAAGCATTTTCCTGCATTTTAATACGATTCCTCCCTACCACATATCCTTCTTTGATTCGGAGCCTTGGCAAATATGCCTGCAAATATCACCAGGCACGAAGACCTCATCCACATCCACATCCACATCCACATCCACATCCACATCCACGTCCACGTCCACGTCCACGTCCACGTCCACCAGCAGAAGGGTTTCCAGTTCGGTAACCCGTCTGCAAGCGTATTGGAGTAAAGGATCCACTATTTCACCTCCACATCGACACGGGCGATGGTACAGCTGGTTTCGATAGCTTCTTTCACCCAGCGGCGGTAGGTTTCAGGGTGGAAGGTCTCATTCTTCCCGGTACCGCTCCAGAAGGCCTTTGAACTGATGTCAGGTAGTTTGATGGTTAGCGGTTTACCAATGTTGCCGTCGGCACCCTGAAGCATGGCGGCGCGGCAGGCTGCCTTACATGCGTCAATTGCCTTATTCCAAATTTCCGTTTCTTCCCATAGTTGGCTTCCGGCATATTCAGCAGGGCAGAATTTTTCTTCAGGCCATTTTATATCAGTCACTGATACCGGCGCTGGCGGGGCGGTGTATAGCATAGTTCCTTCTGGCAGAGCTTTATCAATAGTCGATGTATCGTTACCCGCTCGACTTGAGAGAACCTGCGTCATAGCCTCCGCTTCGAGCGATGCCAGCGCCAGCTTCATCGCAGCGAACGCCATAGCCGCGTCTTCGTTTACTGCGCCGGGCACAGCATCGCGCTCTTCTTCAAGCTCTGCGATTGTCTTCAGGAGCCATTCTTTGGTAATTGTGCTCATGGGTTAGTCCTCCCCATTTCTGCGGCAATAAATCCAACTATAATCATTCCGCAATGACCAACGATAATTGCCCATATAGGAACGTCAATTTTTGCAGCAGCCATGCTTACCGGTGTTGACGTTATGCCAATGAAGGCGATGAGTAGGTAAATTTTCCAACGTTCTGCCATGCTCACTCTCCTTTTCCGGCTGCGGCCAGAGCCGACTTAGACGCATCAATATTCCACTGCGCATCACCACAGCACAAAATCCCGTTTGAAGCTGCGTGTCCAAACGCCTCTGTATGTTCGATAAAGACGTGCGCGCACTGGAGATGGTGTGATAGCTCAACAATCCGCTTGTCTTTGGCTTCCAGCTCATCCAGCAGCGCTTCAGCCGCGATGTAAATCGCCTGGCGATCGTGGTCAGCAGGGTCGCTGTAATGCTCCTGCATGTACTGGAACTCTTCACGCAGCTCCTGTTTGTTGATGTTGCTCATTGGGCGACCTTCTGTTTTGACTTACGCAGCGCTTCTTTGTAGCTGGCTTTGGCTTCTTTCTTGGTTGGCTTCCAATCGCCATAAACACTTTCATCCCAGTACTTTCCTATGCGATACATACGGCAATTTCCATTGCGGTCGTAGTCCACATGCGGTTTGTTGATACCAAGCCACTCATGGAATTCATGACCGCTATCAGCATCCAGAAAATCCTGGTAATTGCTTTTGGACTTGTATTTACGGGCGGTAAGTTTTGGAGGTGAATACTCCACGACCTCGCCGTACTCGATGCCGTCAGTGGGGTGGTACCTTTCGGGTGAGTGGTAAGGCGCGGTATCCAGCACAACGCCAATGTAATGGCCGAAATCACGCACTATCGTTCCTGGCTCGCCATAAGCCACAACGCGACGCCCAACACAGGCATTCACTCCATAATGGGAATTCACATAACTGAAATCCTTGCTCATGACTGCACTCCTTTGCGAAGCTGGGATGCGAACTTAATGGCACGACGACAGATTGCTTTCATCAAGCCATTGCCCTGGTCAGATTCGCTAGTCTCCTTTGCGTACATTTCCACACCCTGCGCCCGCACTTCAGCCAGGAAAGCGTCCGTCGTTGTCGTATCGACGCGGATGCTGTCACGCAGGATAAAGAACGCATCGAGCATGCCTGTTTCAGGAGTTTCATCCTGATGCTTCTCATACGCATCCAGAGCCTTCATCATCTCAGGTCCGAATGGCTGAGGGTGCGCAGCCTTCAGCCCCGCATTCTCCGCAGCCAGCGCAGTGAGCTGGGCTTCCGACTCGGCAATTTTCTTACGCAAACCAGTTTCACAGCTATGCGCACCGCTACGCCCCCTCTCAAAGGAGAAACCGCAGTCACAATAAAAAACGTTGTCTTTCTCGGTGATCATGCTGCCGCCTTGCTGTGTGAAAAACGTTTCAGGTCAAAGTCGATTGTTGCCCGCAGGTCACGGAAGATACCGCAGCGCCCGTGACGAACCAGGCCACCCTGCTCCACTGCTACGCGGAGATATTTCTCCGCTGTGGTCCGGTGCAGACCGAACATCGCAACGACGTCATTCGTGGTGATGCGCCCCTGCTCCTTCACCAGTTCGATGATCCGGTTGATGATCAGGGTGCGTTCTTTGTCGGTTTTCTTTCTGGCCATCGGTTATTCCCTCCCTGTCAGCTGCTGAACGAGATTTCTGTGGCGACTAATAACACGAACCGCGTCACGCAGTTTGGTCAGTTGCTCCAGCTTGTTTCTGGTACGGCGGATTTCGCGAGAAATGTCCCGCACCGCTGGTACCGCTTCAACTGCGGCGCACCCTTCGGTGAACGAGGGGATTTCACTCACGATCTGTTCGACCGGTTTTGCTTCTTCCGGCGCGGCAAGTGCCTCCGGTACCGGTTCTTGCTTAACGGGTTCTGTCACAACAGCAAGGGACCAGGTGACGCCTTTACCCTTCCCGTTCTTCACCACAACGCCCTGGCGCTCCAGCGCGCGAAGAACAGAGACCATCCCGCGCGCATTACGATTGACGGCCGCAGCCAGCGAAACGGTCGTCATTGCCCCATGCTCACGCAGCTGCTGTCGGACGACATCAGGATCAACGGGTTCCGGCTCCTCACCTTTCAGACGCGGCGCCGGATTCACAGGAGCCGTTGGCGTTGACTGCTGAGGCTGACCTGTCACGGTACCGAGGAACCAGCCGCCATCGCCAAAATCGCATAACCCCTGATCACGCTGCTCACGTAACATGGTGAGCGCATCAACCGGGTCGATTTCAAGACGGTCAGCAACTTCGCGGTATGTCGCCCGCCCCATTTTTTCCAGTGCCTGAATTACGGTTTCCATGTGATTTCCTCTCAAATCAGTCCAGCGTCTTTTCGCTGTTTGTATTTCGCCATCAGCATCTGCGCCGGAGTCGGGCCTCGGTCCTGAGCTGGTGCGGTTAGTGCCCGGCGTACTGGTGGAACAGGCTTTCCATCAAGAACACGCATTTCCCAGTCGTGGAGTAGATCACCAGCAACGCGAACAAGTTCTTTCTCGCTGAGCTGGCCGTCAGTACCGCGTCTGCGCAGTTCAAGGCAAATGTGATAGAGCACGGGCTGGCTCCACGGATATTGCTCACTGGTCGGGTAGCGAAAAACCAGCTTTCGCCAGCGCCAGTATTCAGACATGACATCGTCAACGGTGATACCGAGGGCGCCATGACCTTCCCGGCACCATGCGATGAACTGACCTGGCGACGGTAGGAACGGACGTTCCTGGCGACGTGCAATGCGCAGCCCGGCGTTCACTTGTTCCATGGTGGTGATCCCGTTTTCACGAAATGCCAGAGCCCACTGGCGGCGCAGTTCGTCAAACTCAGACTGGTCGCTGAAGCTATGCACGCTGGCCGGGAATGCTGCACGCAAGGCGCTAAACAGCGCGTTGAAGATTTCAGCGGTCTGCTCGGCGGGCGTGTCCTGCACATCCGGCAATTCCGGCATGCCGCGTGCTATGCGCGCAAAATTTTCACGGTCTATGCTGACCATCTGCTCAGAAAGACTTTTCATCGAACACCCCGTTGATCCAGTCTGTGTTGTTGAAATCGACCTTGCCCTTCGCAGTGGTCTTCGTTGGCTGTCCACCGCTGCGCAGGCGCTTGGTAGTCAGGTCGTCCCACTTCCTGCGCAGGCTTGACGGGCTGAGGATGTTGTCTTTCCAGAAATCATCCTTGTTGGCCCACTTGAACAGATCGCAAATCTCGAAGTGCGTACGTTTGTCCTGGACGCGCATCAGGCGGATTGTGTTAGCCCATTCGACCCATTTCGGTTCGCTCAGGCTGGCATTGACCGTCAGGCGCAGAGAATGAATCCAGCGAGCGGCTTTGAGATCGTCAGCAGTTCCCCATGATTTACCTGCCGGGGTGTAAATTCCGTCAGCAGCTTCAGGGTGACGAGAGAGGAATTTTTGAGTCGCCTCGTTTCGGGATTCTTCAGAATTCCGAGACGAAGAGATCTTATTATTTATATTGTTGTTATTATATTGTTGTTCATGATGCGCGGGGAATTGCGCGGTCTTATGCGCGGGTAAATGCGCGGCATGTCCCTCGCAAGCCGCGCCACTACTGGCTTCGTCATGCGCGGTGAAATGCTCGCCGTTATGCGCGGGGAATTGCGCGGGTAAATCGTCTATTTTTTGAGCATATTGCTCATAATTTGTGATGGTTATCACAGTGCCTTTTCGCTTCTCTCCAGAACGAGAAATCATTCCTTCGCGCTCGAAAACATCAAGCATCCTGTCCACGGCGTGGCGACTACTCGGCTTCCCTTCCCGGTCGCATAATTTCAGCCCCAAATCGGCCGTTGTGGTTACCAGTTGTCCGGTTTGTAAGGGCCATTGACGGCCTTTAAAGTTCGCCGTGTAGGGCTGACGTGCAGCACCCAAAAGAAGGTTCTCCCACAACGTGCGCAGGAACACATCTTTCGCCCAGGGCTTCTTCAGTACGCTCCGGTACAACGGGATGAATCCGGTCTTCTGGTTCTCCATCCGGTTGCTCCTGATGGCACTACGTGCCGCAAAATCGGCATAAGCGACATTTGACATGCTATGCCCCTTTAGCCTGGTGTTTAGTACATGCGTTTGTCATAATGACCTCGCAATTACGTCCCGTTTTTGCACCCGAAAGCCGTTGGTGACCCCTCACCGCGGCTTTCACCCTTTTAGAACAGCCCCTGCTGCTTACCGCGCTTGATGCGCTTCGACTCAAACCGATCGGCCGGCACTGTCTGTTTTTCTGCCCATAACTTCGCGTGACGCAAAACATCATCGAAAATTCTCCCCTTACGACTTGCCTGAGACATTCGCTTGTACATATCGACGGCCTGAAATGCCCCCCCCCTGCGCCACAGCTGCGGTGAAGCCCTGCCGGATAAGTTCTTCGCGAACGTGCTTTTCAATAAATTCGACATGATTCACTGCACACCTCACATGACGCCAGGGCCCATGACTGCGAGACCACTCAGAACCTGAACAACAGCCTCCCCAGGCAGAAGCGCCAGCAGATGTTCAATGCCCTCCCTCACCTCTTTCACCAGCTGGTGCTGCGGCGCCCTCAAAATCACCGCGCGTTTCGCCTCGCCGATCTCCTTCTCCATCGCTGCATAACGCGTCATAAAGCAGTCCTGAGGTACCAGGCGGCCACGGAATTCAAGCGGTAGAACGGCGATGATCGCAGGCGACAGCAGGCTGATGTTTTTACGCGCATACTCCGTATCACCATCGAGCCAGCGGAAGAGTTTCTGACGCTTACGGCTCAGGTCTTCGGGAAATTCCAGCCCGGCGCCGCCCTGTCGCTCCCACTCCTCAACGATGACCCCGGCAACGACATCCTGGTTATCGAGTGACGCAGCCCAGGCACGAACGGCATCGCGTATCTGTTCGTGCTTATCTGCCGCGCTTGGCTGATTGCGATTTATCATCGCCCCCGGATGTAATCCGGTATTTTGTTGATAAGAAATGGCATGCATGGTCACGGCCTCACTTCCGGTGCTGGTAATCCATCCGTTGGGTTTAGGTACAGGTCAGGGCGTAACTCATGTGGAGTTACACCTGTAGCATTGAAGATAGGAATGACACGGTTAGCCGGTACAACTCCATTTTCACGGTGACGCCAGTGGCTGACCGTCATTGAAGATACATCGAGCTTTTCTGCTAAACGGGTTGCGCCCCCTGCAATGCTTATTGCTTTATCAAGTGCTTTCATATTTGGCTCCAAGTAATAACAAGCCAAATTAAACATTATGTTTATATTTAAGTCAACATTATGAATGTTGAGGAGATAAACTTTTAGTTTAGAATCTTGATATATGAGAAAAAACACACACCAAACAGATAACCCGCAGGTTCGGCGATTAAATGAGATCATCGATAAGAAGCGCATATCCAAAGCGGATATAGCGAGGATCTGTGGTGTGAGCGCACAGTCAGTCAATAACTGGTTTGTCAGAGGTGCGATAGGAAAAAGCTCAGCAATAAAACTTGCCGATGCGTTGGGTGTTAGTCTTGAGTGGGTTCTAGGTCAGGACGTGGATGCAAAGGACGGCTTGAGACATGACGAACGGAGATTGTTGGAACTCTACAATCAACTACCAAACGAAGAAGAGCAGCAGAATATGTTGCGTATCGTGTCTCTGCGCCTGAAGGAGCTCGACGAACTGTACGAAAAGTACATGGGACGTCGGATTAAAGGTGATGAGGAATAACTTCCTCTAGGAGATTTTTGAGAAAGGGCGTGCTTTCCCCGTGTTGGTGTTTATCGTCGCTGTCACGTTCTTAGCCTGGTTTGTTCTGGGTAGCTACGCCGCTCCAGTAGTTTGAGCCGTGAAGAAGCTTGTGACCAGCTCCAGACTCCGCCTAAGATTGCGCCGGATTAGTCATTTGTGGATGCATTCTTAAAGGTTCGAAGTTTACAGCTGCGAGATAACCACGGTCCACCGGATTCTAAGCACTGGTCCTTGGCAATGCTAATTCCTATTGGCCTGGTGAATAATTGAGCAGAAATTGAGGTTGGCTAATGGTCGAATCATGCAAAATACTTAGCGCTACTATTGCGCTAAAACAAGATCATATGACTAACGAATATCTTGTTTCGCAGCATGAATTCATCTCAGGAATACCTAAAGGTGAAAAACGCACTGTAATGGTGACATTCGGGTTACATTCCCGTCCTGGTGTCCCCGTAGGGGTATACACTGCTATTAATCCGGTGGGCATAAATAGTGAGATAACTCAAACACAATTTGCAGAAAATTTCTATAACACTCTCAATGCCAACCTACTTCCTGATGGCATGGGAGTATTTTTAATCACTTTAGAAGTAAAGGATGTTTTGTTTGATCAGGATGGGTTATACAAAGTTGATGTGCGTGTATTTCCTTCGAATGAAATGCCTACATTAGACAACCAGATAGATGCTATTGAATGCTTTTTCTATGTATTGACGCTGAAGGAGGATCGAAATGTCACCTCTTAAGCTTGTAACCGTGACCCCTGATATCCTCCCTGCGCTTGATTCCTCATCACAAGAGCCCCATACTCCTTCATATGACGGTGGCGATGGTGGAGGAGGTGATATGCAAGAGCGAATTAAAAAGCTCGAGGAGCAAGTGTCTTCTCTTGTGGTTGATGTTGCCGTCATCAAGTCTAACTATGCAACAACTACTGACATAGCAACCGTTAAGACAGAAATTGCATCGGTTAAGACCGAGGTAGCTAATGCCAAATCGGATCTGCACAGCGCAATGAGACTTCAAGCATTAGCTATTATCGGCTCAGTGCTTGCAGCAGTGGGTACTGGCGTAGGATTGATTATAAAAATGATGCCATCATTACCTCACTGATATAATTTCAATATGAACCCGGCCACCGCGCCGGGTTTTTAATGCCCTTAAGGCACCAGTTCCTCTCCCAAGTCCTCCCCAGAACTCCCAGATCCCGGCCGTAGTGTCGGGATATTTTTTGACTGCGATCCGTCAGCAACCTGAAAAAATCACACATATAAACTTTATGTTTATTAAATTACACTCATTATGTTGACACACAAATAAACATTGTGTTTAATTACTCCATCAAGAAGACCACCCAGGCAGGATGCCCACGAAGCAGCCGCCCGGGGCACACGAAGTCCGGGATGAGGTGGAAAAGTTAACGCGCAGCAGGTATCAAACGTTCCGCCAGCCGGGCGATAACGGCGAGATAATCGAGGTGGTATATGACAGAAATGAAAATAGCGCCTATCAAATTGACAATAGACGCTACAGAAGCAGCAGTTCAGATTCGTGAGATTCTGGGGCTATTTGAACTTCCAACCACTGCCTTTAAGGGTGTTCCTGAGCATGTCGTCGACCTGTTGCTTGACCACATTCGTCCCTTGCTTAATAACATCGTCCTTGGTGATTTCTCGACCACAATCGGCGCAGCTAACGCCAACGAAATTAGTGTCAAAGTCAAAATCGTCGGGGCGCTTGAGCATCTCGCTACCGCAATCAGGACAGGCAACCTTCATGGTTTGCTTTTCGAGCATGGATTTATCCTTCCTTCTGTTGGGGAGATTAAAGATTAACCAAATTCTTGCTGTTGGGGAATAGCAGAATCCACCGAGCCTGAAGTGGTGAAAAGACAGGCATAACAACAAAGGAGACAGCATGATTGATTACGCACGCAAACCAGCACGCATTCAGGCCGTTCGCGGGAATGCATTCACTGCCCCACTGCGTTTTCTGTGGCGGGTGCTGGCAAACGACACCCAGAAGGCAGGTAAAAAATGAACACTTTATTCGCACTGGTTCTGACTGTTATCTCCCTTAACGGTGAATCGCAGGATGTCGTTATCGATGTCTATGACAACCAGCAACAGTGCCAGGCAGCTGCTGTTGAGCAAAACGTGAATGGTGAGTGCTGGCCTGTCGAGGGAATTATTCGTAACGGCGAGATCCCGGCAAGCCTGTAAGGAGCGGAAATGAAGAAAGAATGCGGATACTGCCGCAAGCCTTTTGAAGCGGGAAAAGAAGTTAAACGCACCTTGCTTTATTTTTGTGGCAATAATCTTGCCCGTAAAGAAAAAGAGTATTGCTCAAAACAGTGTGCTGAAAAAGACCAGATGGCACACGAAGCGTAATTAGCAGCCCTGTAATTTGAAATAAAAATTCGCCATTTATTTGGTGTGGATTCTTACATCCTGAATAAACCAAAAGGAACATCTTATGGAAATCGTAAAAGTCGAATTAAATCTGAAAGCAATTAACAAAAGCATCGCTTTATTCAACTGCGACAAGAAAGTATCTGGCCTGATTCATACCACTGAAAACGGTGAAACCACCGTCGTACTTGATGGGGGTTATGTTCTTGACTCGTTCGACTGTCCGCACTGCGCTATCGAGGCTATCAGCCTGTTGGCCGTGAAAATTAACGATGGTGAAAGGAGCGGGCACGGCAGCTATCGCCAGCACAAGCGCAACTTCATGGAGCGTGCATTCATCACTGTCCATTAAAAAGCCCACCGAAGTGGGCCTGCCTGTCCGGTCTCACCGACCAAAGCGAACCGGACATCCCCAGGTAAATACGAGGTGTCTTTCAGGCACCTCCAGTCTACACAATAAGAGGATTATGTGTCATGACTAACACGAACCCTGTATTTCTTGTTCGAAGAGCAAAAAAACAATCTGGTCAGCCTGATGCAGTTTTATGGTGCAGCGAGGACTTTGAAACCGCTAATGCCACCCTGGATTATTTACTGCTTAAGTCCGGTCGCAAATTTAAAGACTATTACAAAGCGGTCGCAACTAATTTCCCTGTTGTTAACGAACTTCCACCGGAAGGCGAAATCAGTTTTACCTTCTGTGATTATTACCAGCTCGATAAAGGCAAAATGAACTGGGAGCAGATCCCTGGTGTTTCTCTGCCCGAGCATCCTGCAACACAAAAAGCGGACATGGCCGAAGCCACGGTCGTTAATGGCGTTGACACCTCTACTGGTGAAATCGTCGACGAAGAGGCTTTTAACGAGGCTGATGCAGTTCCTACGACCAATTCTGATCTGAAGATTGACGAAGGCGACGACGAAAACACGCGCTACCCAATCGTGCAGATGTCGTTCCGCAAGCAGCTGCTGTCGCAGCTTAAGTCGGATGAACTTCGCTATCACCTCACGCAGGCGGAGTATCAGGAAATAAGCACGCTGGAAATGGACACTGATAACGGGTACGTCCAGAACCTGCTGCTGGCAGCCGCAAGCGTAGAAAAGATCCAGACTCTGGATATGCCATTTCTGTGGAAATACACCAGAGCCGTCAGAGACGTTTTCGATATGGAGAAACGTCACGAGCTATCTTTGGTTTTGAAGTTCACGCAAGTTTGGGCAGAAACGTCACATCTCGATCGCGGAATTTTGACAAAAGAATGGGCCAAAGGTAACCGCATCAGCGCTGTGCAGCGTACTGACTCAGGTACTAATGCCGACGGCGGCTATGTTACCGACCGCGGCGAAGGTGCACACCATACGCTTGACACTCTCGATCTGGAGATCGCTTGCGCCCTGCTGCCGATGGATTTCAACCCACACGAAATACCAGGCAGCGTGCTGCGCCGCGCGAAGGAAATCGTCGCTAAAAAAGAGGAACCATGGAAATCGTGGAGCAACATCCTGCGCAATCAACCGGGGGTACTGGCGGTTAACCGCACAGCAATCTTCAATCTCGTGCGTATCGCTCCTGAGAACATCCACAAGACGCCAGCTGCTCATCTGGAATTTGTTAACCGGACAATGACCACAAATTTAAATTCCACAACCGAGTTAATGCCGCTGCCTTCTGCCGCCCCAGTTATTTCACGTGAAGACGTGGACAAGCAGCTGGCAGCCGAACGTGGAGAATTTGTCGAGGGTATTAGCGACCCAACAGATCCGAAATGGGAAACAACCCACCGTATGGCCACCACTACTCACGAAGAGAATTTACAACGGATTCGTGAAGAAGGTGCGCGCCGCCGCGCTGAGGAAGTGAAAGAGCAGCCGGAAATCACAAGTATGGGCAACGGCATGTTTTCCATTGAAGGCCTGCTCAACCAGAGCGCCTCAAATGAAGTAGAAAAAACGGAAGTGGAGACCACCAGCAATGTGCAGGTTCAAGAGAATAACAGTAATGAAGAACCGACTTGTGATGCGCTGTCACCGGGCAAAGTCGTATTGCAGCCAGGTAAAAGCAGTGCTGACACTGGTGAGGAACCAGCTACCGTAGAGTCGTCTGCCGCTGAGATTCTGGCCACCAGCGCGCCGAGTCTCGCCAGCCAGGATCGGGTTGATGCAACCCAAATTCCTGATTTAGTGGACCAGAACGAGCCAGAATCTGCACAAAACGAACCAGAAGTGCATCAGGATGAACCAGCTGTTGAATACCCTGCTTATTTCGAGCCTGGTCGTTATGAAGGTTTACCAAATAACGTTTATCACGCAGCGAACGGGATCAGCAGCACGCAGGTAAAAGACGCCCGCGTCAGCCTGATGTACTTCAATGCGCGCCACGTTGAAAAAACCATCGTCAAAGAGCGCTCCGCTGTTCTGGACATGGGCAACTTAGTGCATGCGCTGGCGTTGCAGCCTGAACAGCTGGATGCAGAGTTCAGCATTGAACCGGTTATCCCTGAAGGCGCATTCACCACTACGGCGACACTGCGCGCCTTTATCGATGAGTACAACAACGGCCTGCCTGTACTGCTGAGCGCAGACGATATCAAAAGATTTCTTGAAGAGCATAACGCCACCCTGCCCGCTCAGGTGCCGCTGGGCGCTAGCCTGGAAGAAACAGCGCAGAACTATATGACGCTGCCAGCTAACTTCCAGCGTATCGATGCAGACCAGAAGCAGACGGCAACGGCAATGAAGGCATGCATCAAAGAGTACAACGCCACCCTGCCCCCGCAGGTGAAAACCAGCGGTAGCCGTGACGCGCTGCTCGAGCAGTTAGCGATCATCAATCCTGACCTGGTCGCGCAAGAAGCGCAGAAGCCACAACCGCTGAAAGTCTCTGGCACGAAGGCCGATCTGATTCAGGCCGTGAAAGCAGTCAAACCAGATGCGGTTTTTGCCGACGAGTTGCTGGATGCCTGGCGTGAGAATCCGGAAGGAAAAGTGCTGGTCACCCGCCAGCAGCTGAGCACCGCTCTGAATATTCAAAAAGCGCTTCTGGCTCACCCAACAGCCGGCATGCTGCTGACCCACCCGAGCCGCGCCGTAGAGGTGAGTTACTTTGGCTTTGACGAGGAGACGGGCCTGGAAGTTCGTGTGCGCCCCGACCTCGAGATCGACCTGGACGGTGTGCGTATCGGCGCAGACCTGAAAACCATCAGCATGTGGAACGTTAAGCAGGAAAGCCTGCGCGCCCGGCTGCATAGGGAAATTATTGACCGCGACTATCACCTGAGCGCGGCCATGTACTGCGAAACCGCGGCGCTGGACCAGTTCTTCTGGATTTTCGTCAACAAAGACGAGAACTACCACTGGATCGCCATCATCGAGGCATCCGCTGAACTACTGGAGCTGGGCATGCTCGAGTACCGCAAAGCGATGCGCGCTATCGCAACCGGATTCGACACAGGTGAATGGCCAGCACCAATCACTGCCGACTACACCGACGAACTGAACGACTTCGACCTGCGCCGCCTCGAAGCGCTGCGTACTCAGGCATAAGGGGAATGATGATGGAAAACATGAATATCGTAACTGCTGAGCAGCAGGCTCCAAACACTATCTCTGCCAGCAACTCAATTTTCAACGTTCAGGCACTGGGTCAGTTGCAGGCTTTCGCAGGGCTGATGGCCCAGTCTGTCGTTACTGTACCGGCACACTTGGCAGGAAAGCCTGCGGATTGCATGGCGATTGTTATGCAAGCCATGCAGTGGGGCATGAACCCTTACGCGGTGGCGCAAAAAACTCACCTGGTCAACGGCCAGTTGGGTTACGAAGCGCAGCTTGTTAACGCCGTAATTACCAGTTCCAGTGCCATCCATGGCCGTTTTCATTATCGCTACGGCGGCGACTGGAAACGTTGCACCAAAACCAAAGAAGTGACCCGTGAAAAAATGGGTAAGAACGGAAAGTACACTGTTGCCGAACGCGTTCGCGACTGGACTGATGAAGACGAAGAAGGTCTCTATGTTCAAGTCGGAGCAATTCTTCGTGGGGAAAGTGAAATCACCTGGGATAAACCTCTTTACCTGTCGCAGGTGGTTACACGAAATTCGCCGCTGTGGGTTTCAAAGCCCGACCAGCAAATAGCCTACCTCGGCGTGAAATATTGGGCGCGCTTGTACTGCCCACACGTGATCCTAGGCGTTTACACGCCTGATGAGATTGAGCAGCCCACCGAAAGGGAAATTAATCCGGCATCGGCTCATAAAATGAGCCTGGCTGATATCAAAGGTGAAAATGTAGTAAACACGCAGGATCCTCAGGAGCCATCTGTAAATATCGACACCCTGGCCCAGGATTTCCGCGATCGCATTGAGGCCGCTCAGGATGTGGATAGCGCCAAAGCGGTCCGTGCCGACATCGAAACGGCTAAAGCGACGCTTGGATCCGCACTGTTCACCGAGCTGAAAAACAAAGCCGTTAAGCGATACTACCTGGTCGATGCACGTAACAAGGTGGAAGCGGCGATCAACTCCCTACCTTCTCCGGAAGAACCGGACGCGGCAGAGCGGTTCGTGGAAGCCGAGCGTGTGCTCGCATCTTCAAAGCGTCACCTGGGCGACGAGCTGCACGATCAGTTCAGCATCACCCTGGCGGATATGAGACCGGAATACGTGGACTAAGGGAGGCGGGAGGGTCCGCCCTCCCGGTAACGATATGCAACTGATTAACCGAAGCAAACAATCGCCACTTGTACGCCGGGCATGTGAAGCAGCACTGGCGAAGCATGTGGAAATTTACGGGGAATTCGGAAGGCAGAAGACCAAGACCACCTACACCGTAGTGGTGGATGGAATAAAGATAACCGTGGAAGTTGTTAACCGCCGGGCCAGCTACGTCGCGACAGCCATGAACAGTGCGCGCCGGCTGCGCAATCTTCCCGGGCAGGTTGCCTGATATCGATTTATCAACGTCATCACACCGGCACATTTATACTCGTGCCGGTTACCTGAGGTGAACTATGGCACAGGTAATTTTTAATGAAGAGTGGATGGTTGAGGCTAAACTCATCGAAAAAACAGGACTCTCCAGCGGGCAGATTAAAAGCTACCGCCTTAAGTCCTGGGTGAACGGCGTCCATTTTAAATACGTTACCGCAGATGGCAGAACTGAATCTGAAAAAGGGCTTGCCTGGTACAACTACCCCAAAATTAACCATTTCATTAAGGATGCGTAATGGCAGGCTTACCTACCGGCGTGGAAATTCATAACGGTAAACTGAGGATATCATTCAAATACAAAAACGTTCGCTGTAGAGAGGTTTTGCGTGGGTGGATAGTTAATAGTTCCAACATCAAAAAAGCGGGAAATTTGAGAGCATTGATATGTGCTGAAATACAGTTGGGCACATTCAAATATGAAGAGCGTTTTCCGGAGAGCAAGGCACTTAAAAAGTTTTCGCAACCTACAAAAAGTGTACTAACTTTCGGTGAACTGTGCGACGCATATCACGCTGTTAAAGAAGTTGAGATTTCATCGGCAACCATGATGATAACGCGTTCGGTAAGCGCTCTTTTTACGAAAATAATTGGTGAGCATACTGCCATTGAAGACATACAACTTAATGACATGCTCCTCTATAGGAAACAGTTGCTTGAGGGGGCGTTTAAAGCCAGATCCGAAGGGCAACGTACAGTCAGAACTGTTAACGCCTTCATGGGGCAATTATGCAGAATGCTCAGCTTCGCTCACCAAAGCAACTATATTCAGCATAAACCTTTTGAGAACATAAAAAGCCTGAAGACCTCAGAGCTTGATCCAGACCCATTGCTGAAAGAAGAATTCCAGGAGTTATCAAAGCACTGGCACGGTCAGCATCTGAACCTCTGGACATTTGCAGTGTATACGGGTTTACGCCATGGTGAATTGACAGGTTTAGCATGGGAGGATGTCGATCTCGTCAGTGGTGAGATACATGTTAAACGCACAATGACGCTAACTAAAAAATTTGGGCCACCCAAGACAAAGGCTGGGTTAAGGACGGTCAAACTGTTAAAACCGGCACTGGAGGCTTTAAAAAGGCAATTCGAGCTTACGGGACATAAAGAGCCTACCGAAATTGAATTTTACCACCGCGAGCGCGGAAAGGTTGAAAAGCAGAGCCTGAGATTCTGTTTTGTACCTAATTATAATGAAGGCACAGTGAGCCGACATTATTCTCAGAACACGATTAACCTTACATGGCCTAAGGCGGTACAAAAGTCTGGTATAAGGTATCGTTCTCCATATCACACAAGGCACACATATGCGTGCTGGATGCTCTCAGCTGGCGCGAACCCGTCTTTCATAGCCAGTCAGATGGGGCATAAAAATGCACGCATGGTTTATACCGTATATTCCAAATGGATCGTGCGTATGAACGAAGACCAAATAGATATGTTGAACAGAAAGATTTAG